TGGGGATACAAAATTCAAAATGATTCACACGGGGTCTCTATTGAGTGGTATAACACCAACACAATTGATGGATATGCCTTTGGCGGAAAGGGAACCCCTGTTATTATCCTCCTTCAGTACGGTCACGCAACCGGAACCGGCGGGTATGTTGAGGGCTATGACATCATAAATCCTGCCATTCGGCCGATATTTGATGAACTCTCGAAAGAGCTATGGGAGGAGGTTAAGAGATAATGTCTACCACAGTTGATAATCGAGTCGTACAAATGCGATTCGATAATGAAGAGTTTGAAAAGAAAGCACACAAAAGTATATCTACTTTAGATAAACTGAAGAATGCTTTGAAATTTTCAGGCGCTTCTAAAAATCTTGATGATGTTAACAAATCATTCAAAGAAGTTGATGCAAACCCGCTTCTGAAAGCAATTGAGGGTGTAAATGGTGGCTTAACGACTATGGTTGCAAAGGCAACCGTCGTAAACCGTGCCACCAATGCCTTGATTGACACAACGAAACGATTTGTTAGCAGCATGACACTCGGCCAAGTGAATGCTGGCTGGGATAAGTATGCTGAGAAGACAAGTGCTGTCCAGACGATTATGGCAGCTACCTCAAAAGACTTCAAGGATACTGGCACCCAGATGAGTTATGTCAATAATCAGCTTGAAAAACTGAACTGGTTTACTGACGAAACCTCTTATAACTTCACTGATATGGTCGGCAACATTGGTAAGTTCACTTCCAATGGTATTAAACTTGACAAATCTGTCACGGCTATGCAGGGTATTGCATTGTGGGCTGCTCGCTCTGGTGCAAATGCTAATGAAGCTAGCCGGGCTATGTATAACCTTTCTCAGGCACTGTCTACAGGCGCTGTAAAGCTGATCGACTGGAAATCTATCGAGAATGCAAACATGGCCACTGCAGAATTTAAGGAAAATGCTATTGAAACTGCCGTTGCTTTAGGTAAACTCAAGAAAACCGGCGATGGTGTTTATAAGACGATGCAGGGCAATGCAGTAAGCGTTACCAATTTTAATAGCGCTTTGTCTGATTCTTGGCTTACGTCTGATGTCTTAATAAAGGTCCTCGATAAGTACGGTTCTTTTACCAATAAACTCTACGAGGTCTCTGAGGCGACTGATCTAACAGCTACACAGCTTCTTGCGGCAATCGACAAGTATGCTGATGGCACACTTGATTTGCAGGCATATGCGAATTCTACCGGTGTTGATGTTGAAGAACTCCGTGGATATTTGGATGAACTGAGTAGTTCTACTTATGAGTTGGGCCGTAAGTCCTTTCAGGCAGGTCAGGAAGCTAAGACATTCGCAGAAGCCATTTCTGCTACATCTGATGCAGTCTCAACCGGATGGATGAAGACTTTCGAGTTAATCTTTGGCGACTATGAGGAAGCCAAGAAACTCTGGACAAGCCTAGCGAATATTCTCTATGAAGTTTTTGCTGCTTCTGGAGATGTGCGTAATGAACTCTTTGGCGAATGGCGTGAAGGCGGTGGCCGTAAGACCCTGCTTGAAGGCATCAATGAGTCTATGGAGGCAATTCTGCGCCTAGTTACGCCTTTTAAAGATGCGTTTCGTGATATTTTCCCGGCCAAGACGAGCCAGGATCTTTTGAATATCACGGCCGCATTCAAGAAACTGGCAACATCTTTGCAGCTCAACTCGAAGCAGATGACAAATATTCGCCGCATTATGCGTGGCGTATTTTCTGTCTTTGACATTTTTCTGACGGTTCTAAAGAGTGTTGGCAATGCTGTTAAAGATCTGATCGCGCCGCAGTTTTCCACTTTTGGAGATATGCTTCTTGCGATTCTCGCGACTATTGGCGATCTTATCTATGCATTCCGGAATTTCATTCGCTCTAGTGATAAGATCTCGGTTTCCTTTGGAAAAGTTGGGGAGTTTGCCAGTAGTCTTCTTGAGATTCTTAAGAAGCTCTTCGATCAGTTCCGGTCGAGTGCTGTTGGCCAGGTATCCTTTAAGATAATTCAAAATGTGTTCGTTGGAGCGGCAAAAGCTGCTAGTGATCTACTGAATTATGTCAAAGAAGTTGTCTCTCGGATTGCAAGTCTTGATCGAATCACCTTTGCGAATCTCATTGGAATTTTTAAGGGGATCGGTGTCGATGCACAGAACTGGTTTAAGAACCTAAACTTCAACATCACTGACTCCGATGGTATTCTTGATAAATTCCAGAACTCTGTAAAAACTGCTTGTAGTCAGGTTGGAATGAGTTTTGATAATCTTCAGAAGAATACCGATAAGGTTTTCACTACAATTAAGAATCTTCTTGAAAAGATTCCCTGGGCGAGTATCGTATCGATTGCATTTGGTATGACACTCATCCATCAGATAAACAAATTCGTCACAGCTATGTCTGGTGTTGGATTGCCTATTGAGAGTCTAGCAAAGAGTTTGAATAAACTTCTCGGCTCGATCACTGGCATGTTCAATGCTATCAAGAACTCCATTAATGTTCCTACTTATACGAAGATTGCTAAAGCCATTGCGATTCTTGCAGTATCTATTGGTCTGCTTGCTTTGTTGCCGAGTGAAAAGGTCGAAATTGCGGCTCTATCTCTTGCTGGTGTCATAACTGCATTTTTGCTATTCATCTTGGTGCTCGGTAAATTGCCGAACGTCTCAAAAACGGCTATGTCTGCTGTAAAAGTTATTACGGCTTGCATCGCTGGTTTGGCAATTTCGATGATTGCCTTGGCTTCTGCATTTAAACTTCTTGAAGAAGTTGACCCGAACAAACTCATTGATTCGACTCTTGCAATTGGAACATTAGTAGGTGTGCTCGTCTTTGCAGCCGCCCAGATGAATTCCAATATTACAAGATTGAGCGACGCGAGTGGAAAGATTAAGTCGACGAATACTGCGGCAAAGAACTTGCTCGCAATGTCTGCTTCGATCTTTATCATTGCTAAGGCGCTTGAGTCAATCTCTGATATCAAGTTCAAAGACCCCGCATCTGCAATCATTGCAATTACCGCTGCAGTTATATCTGTTGCATCTTTGAGCGTCATGATTGGCAAGATGAAGGCGACTGATGGGCTTAAGAATTCTGCGGCTCTCATGCTTGGAATCTTGTCGATTACTGCTATGTTCAGGACTCTCGAAAAGCTTGGCGAAGTCAAAATCACCAATCTTGGTAATACCATTAAGAATGCAATTATAGTCATTGCTGCGCTTGGTGGATTGTTTGCTGTAACTCGACTTGCTGGTGAAAATGCTGGTAAGGCTGGTAAACTCATGAGTGGTCTTGGTATTGGTATTCTTGCTCTGATGGGTGCAATGATACTTCTCGGTAAGATGGACGAAACTACTGTCAAACGCGGAATCAATGCGATTGGATACTTTACCATCATCATGATGGGCCTTATGGTTGCATCGAGCGCTGTTGGTGAAAATGCGCATAAAGTATCTGTAACACTTCTTGCCGCGGCTGCTGCGATTGGCGTACTCGCTATAATTAGTGGTATTGTCGGGGTACTTGATGATGGCCAGATGATGAAGGGTGTCGTCTACATTGGTGTATTGTCCCTATTCTTAGATGGTCTAATTCTTGTTACAAGTAAAGCAACCGATGCCACAAAGACAATTGGAGCCTTAACTGTTGCCATGGTTGCTCTTGGAGTCATGATCGCAGCGCTGACATTTGCTATGAAAGACGGTCCCGATAAGCTTATGGCGGCGTCACTCGCTATGTCTGCGATGATGGTTTGCTTTGGGGTTATGGGTAAGCTAGTGTCAACTATTGAGAAAATCAACATCGCATCTGTTGGAATCTTGGTAGTCTTGACAGGGCTCCTTGCCACAATTCTGGGCGGATTCTTAGCTCTCGCTCCAAATCTTGATATGGCAATTCCTGTCGCAACATCGATCGCAATTCTGATGGCTGCCTTGATTCCTGCCATGGCTGCAATTACGATGGCTTCAACAGTTGGTGCTGTGGCCGCTGCTGCACTTCCTGCTTTGGGTATTGCTGTCGCTGCTATAGCAGTGATTCTTACCGCAATTGGTGTGCTTCGAAATCTGATCCCCGATGATCTTCCCGATAAGTGCTTAATCATTGGCGAGGCGATCGGTAATCTGATTGGCGGTCTTGCTGGTGGTGTCTTTGAAGGCGCTATCACAACCATCGGTAAGGGTATTCAGGCATTTGCTGACTCTGTTTCTGGTATTGACTTTGCTCAGGTTCTCTCTGCGATCAATAGTATCGTAAAATTTGGTGAGGCTTTGCTAGTCCTGTCTGCACTTGATTTGGGTGCGAGGATTGTCGGTAAAGCCAATCTTGATAAATTCGGAGAAAGTCTTTCTGGTCTCGGCGCAGCGCTTACTGAGTATGGCGCCGCAATTCAAAATGCGAATATTTCGAAGATTATTGCATCAACTCCTGCAGTTACTGCTCTTGCGAATGTCGCTTCTGCATTGCCTAAGACTGGTGGTTTGGTGCAATTCTTCGGTGGTCAGCAGGATCTTAGCAAATTCGCAGAGGGCATTACCACGTTCGGCTATGCATTGACTGAATACTCGATTGCTGTGAGTTCCTGCAATAACGCCGCGATTGTCGCATCTGTAGCAAGCGCAGCTGGTCTTGTGGCTATTGCAAACCAAATCCCCGACTGGGGCGTTCTTGGCATCTTCTTCGGCCAGCAAAGCTTGAGTACATTTGGCATGCAGCTTCTCGCATTCGGTGCGGCACTCACTGCATACTCCGGTATTGTGAGTTTGTGCAATGTCGAAGCGATCAATGCATCTTTGCCTGCAGTTCAATCTCTTGTGGCGATTGCAAACCAGATTCCTAACTGGAGCATTTTTGGTATGTTCTTCGGAAAGCAAAGCTTTGCAGTTTTCGGAGAGCAGCTTAGAATGTTTGGCGAGTCTTTGGTTAAATATAGCAAATCTGTCACAAATGTCGATCCCGCTGCGATTCTTGCATCTGCTTATGCAGCTAAGGCACTTGTTGAGGTTGCTAAAGCACTTCCTGATGATGGTATTATTCAGTGGGTGCAGGGTAAACAGGGTTTGGATGACTTTGGCGATAAGCTCGAGGACTTCGGTAAGAGTCTCGCTAAATACTATACCGCTATTAGTGGTGCAACCATTGACTCTACTCAGACAAGTCTTATTCTCGCAAACCTGAATCGAATCATTGACTTCATGCCGAATATTGCTGGCCTTGATATGGCAGGACTCATCAGTTTTAGTGACAAACTCACTGATTTCTCTGGTGGACTTGTAGAGTTCTTTGGTGATGTCGCTACGATTGAGTCCCCAACCCCGCTTGATCTGCTTTGCCAGAATGTTGTCTCCTCTATTGCCGCGCTCAATCTCTATGTGGATGAGTTTAAGAAGGCTGGCGAAGATTGCGTTGCTGGTTTCTTGCAGGGTGTTTCTGGTGATGATGCACTTACTCAGATTGGCACAAGTGGCGAGACCCTTGGTATGAAATTCCTGTTAGGTTTTCGGACTGTGACAGGATGGCATTCTCCATGGACCACCATGATTAGTGCTGCTTGGGATGCCGTGAGGGGATTGTTCTCAGGTGTGAAAGAAGCTCCTGCTGATGATGTAGGTGGCGGTCTTGCAGAAAAGACCCTAGATGGATACGACAAAGTCGCTGATGGCGCTTATGAAGGAAAGGCTGCTGATGCTGCGAATGAGCTAGCTGCTGGCGCTGTCAAAAACGGTGATACAGCGGAATCTGCTGGCAGTTATCTTGGCAGTCGTATGCTCCAGGGTATGGAAGGCTCTACAAAGGATCTGACAGGCTGGGCTAAAAAGCAGGTTGCTAAGGTCAAAGAGGTTAAAGACGAGTATGCTGATAGTACTGCAAATAGCCTCCTTGATATGGTTGGGCTTCGGCTTGATACGGAAGAAACAAATGCGGCCACATCCGAAATGCAGAGCGCCCTTGAGGATACAATTAGCGCCGCAACTACTGGCGCAAGTGGCGCATATTCTTCTGCAGGTACCAAAGCCGCCGATACCTTCTTGACTGCCTTTGAAACGAAGCTCTCCGATCTGGATCTCGACCTTTCGACGATCGATCTTGAACAGGAACTCTGGGAAGCGACCATCGGGCAGACTGCTTCTGAAACCGATAAGAATGCCAAAGAGACTGAGGTCATCAAGAAGAAGATCGAAATTCAAAATGAGAAAGTTGATCAGGCAAATCAGAAGTATGAGTACATTGTCAAGAAGATGGGCAAGACGAGCGAGGATGCTAAGAAGGCCTATCAGGAGCTTCTCCAGGAGCAGATTGATCTTGCAAACCTTATGAATCAGGTGAACAAGACTCAGAACTCCATTGCAGATAACTCTGTCGATGCAATGGTTGCCTATGCACAGTATATTGGTGAATCGAAGGATGATCTTCTGAAACTGGGCTTTACGATGGAGCAGATTTCTGCCGCCGCTGCGGAACGTACTGGATACAATCTCCAGAATACGACCCAGAACATGACAGATTCTGTGACTGGCGCTGTACAAACCGCGATGAGCACTGTCTCTTCGACTTATGCGGCTACTGCTGAGTCTACCATTGGTGCTCTGACTACTAATTTCGAATCCTATGGTGTTAAGTATGCAGAGTCTCTTGGTAATGGTATGGCAACTACAACTGGGGCAGTTACGACTGGTGCTAAGGCTTTGGCAAATGCTGGCACAACAGCTATCTCTGGTGATTATCAGCAGTGGTATAACCTTGGTGTGATGTGTGCTGAAGGCTTTAAGCAGGGTATCCTGAGCAAAGCAAAAGAAATTGCTGATGCTGCTGCAGCTATTGCGAATACCGCTTTTGATGCAACTCAGATTGCGATTGACTCTCATTCTCCTTCTCGTAAGTTTATGTGGCTTGGCGAGATGAGTGGTGAAGGCTTTGCACTCGGTTTTGAGAACATGACCAATCGGGTCGCTCATAGTAGTGAAGAAATGTCTCAAGGCGCGATTGATGCTGCTCGAGAAACAATCAAGCAGATTGCCGAAGTCATTGACACTGACCCGACTTTGCATCCGCAGATTGCCCCGGTAGTTGATTTGACGAATGCAAAAACTGGTCTTAACAAACTGAATGTTATGAAGACGCCCGTTATCACAACTTACGTAACTGGTGCTCGGGTTTCTGCAGTTGCATCTAGTTTGAATCAGCAGCGTTCTAACATCAACCAGCAGGTTCCTCAGAATAATCAAAATGGGCCTCAGGTTGTTGAGTTTGTACAGAACAACTACTCTCCGAAGGCGCTTAGCCGGTCTGAGATCTATCGGAATACAAATAATCAGTTCACTGCTTTCAAGGAGGCGATTTCTAGGGTATGATTAAGTCCATTAAGGTAACCAACCCGAAGGGCGAGTCTTTAGTTCTGGATCTTTTCCATCCTGAGAAGTCGGGACTGATTGTGAGAAGCATTTCGGGACTCGGACCCCCTAAAGCTAACATTAATTCAACGGATCTGGCCACGGCGGATGGGGCTCTTTACTCATCTGCACGGGCCAGCACCCGTAATATAGTCTTTAATCTGCAGTTTATGTTCGCACCGACTATTGAGGATTCTCGTCAGTTAACCTACAAATATTTTCCGCTTAAGAAACTGATCAAAATAGAAGTAGAAACTGACAACCGGAGTCTTGAGACAAGCGGGTATGTCGAGTCTAACCAACCTGATATTTTCTCGAAAGAAGAAACGACTCAAATCTCAATTTTGTGTTTGAATCCGTTTTTCTACGACCCAAATCCGAGTGTTACCCAGTTTGCAACTGTGACCCCAACCTTTGAATTCCCATTTTCAAATGAATCGACTAATGAGAATCTTATCGAGTTCGGCGCAATCAATCTTGATACGCGCTCCATAATCGACTACATTGGCGACGTAGACACTGGCGTGCTCATTACAATCCATGCTCTTGGATCTGTTTCTGGGTCACTAACTATTTACAATGTAGAGACACAAGAAAAAATGATTGTAAACTTAGCGAAAATTAAGACCCTCATCGGGAAAGACTATGGAAGCGGCGACGACATCATCATCTCGACAGTAAGCGGTGATAAATATGTGCAAGTCCTTCATGACGGTAAATACACAAATGCCATTGCCGCAATTGAGAAACTTGCAGATTGGTTTCAGGTCTCTGTTGGTCGGAATATTTTCAACTTCACGGTAACGAAGGGCGTAGAGAACCTTGTTATGTCCTTTAGTTATCGAAATGCTTATGGAGGTATTTGATTATGGAATTTATGGTGCTCGACAAGAATTATGACGCCATTGCTATGATCGATACGTTCACATCCGCAATCTGGACAGTTCGCTATAATGCAGCAGGAGATTTCGAGCTCTATACACCAGTTCGTCTTGATTATATTCAGGCGATGCAGATCGGAAATTATCTTTGGAGCAAAGAATCTGATCGACTGATGATTATCGAGACAGTTGAGATTGCGACTGATGCCGAGGATTGTCCGCAGTTGACTGTTACTGGAAGGAGTCTCGAAAGCATTCTCGAGCGGAGAATCATCACTTCAAGTACTACTTTCAGTGGAAACGTGCAGAGCATTATTATTTCTATGCTCAATAGTGAAGTAATTAGTGCATCTGCCAATCGCAAAATCCCAAACTTTTCCTATAAGATCTCAACAGATACTCGCATCATCGGAACTTCGATGGAGTTTACTGCCCGTGGAGAAAACCTCTATGATATGATCTGCTCGCTTTGCCAAGAGTGTAAGATCGGATGGAAGATTCTTCCGAAAGGTGCCGGTGGATTTGAGTTTGAGCTCTTTGTTGGTACCGATCGATCCTACAGCCAAAATGTTAATCCTTATGTTATATTCTCTCCGAGCTTTGAAAACCTTCTCAATTCCAATTACATTAAGTCTTATAAAGCTTACAAGAATTCTGTCTATGCAGTTGGGACCTATCAGAAGGAAGTCAAGATTCAGAACAAATATAAGGATGATAATGGTGAGTGGGTCGTAGAAGAACAGACAACATACGAAGAAGATGAAGTCACTGCATGGGGATTCTCTGAAGATTCCGAACCGACCGGGCTAGCCAGGCGAGAAATCTTTATAGATAACGGTGGTGTAAATGATGGCGAGCAAGGTGGCGAGTATAGTGCCTGGAACGCGATCAACAAGCAGAAAGGTTTAACTGAGCTTGCAACTCACCAGACAACCACTGCTTTCGAAGGCGAACTGGAAGCGATGAGGCAATACGTCTATGGTGAAGACTTTACAATAGGCGATATTGTCCAAATTCAAAATGAGTATGGAATTGAGGGAACTGTCTACATTTCCGAGATTGTATTTTCTCATGATGCGTCCGGCATTACCATTACTCCTACTTTTACATCCACAGAGGATGAAACCATTGAATAAGGAGGTTCTTTATGGCTGTAACTTATGGCTTTTATAATTCCTTGAATAAGGATCGCATGTACAACGCCGAGCAGATGAGCTCCATATTTAATGGAATCATTACGGATGGTGTATTCGCATCTATTGGCGGATCCTTGATGCCGATTGCTGGAACCGGGATGCAAGTGATCGTGAAACCTGGCCGTGCTTGGTTTAATAGTACATGGACGCTGAACGATGCTTTACTTCCTTTAGATATTCCTGCGGCAGATGTGAGCCTTACCCGAATTGATGCGGTTATTGTGGAGATCAACTCTGCCATTAGTACTCGTGCAAATGCCATTAAAGTGATCAAAGGTACTCCCTCGGCAAACCCTGTAAAACCTGCATTGGTTAATACGGAAACTTTACATCAGTATGCGCTTGGTTACGTGACTGTCAGTGCTGGTGTGACTAGTATCACTGCAGATAAGATTGAGGTAAATGTGGGCAAGACAACTTGTCCGTTTATTACCTCTGTCCTTCAGCAGACAGATATTACTGCACTGTTTAATCAGTGGGATGCGGAATTTAATACATGGTTTACAAATATTCAGGCCCAGCTTTCTGGTAATATCGCCGCTAATCTTCAGAGGCAAATTGATGAATTAAGAAATGCAAAAAATATTAAGATTAGTAGCGAATGCGCCAATATCCTGAATATCGATGCTAATAGTAGTGTGGATGATGGACTTAAAAGTCTTGGGATTAAAACCAATATGCTTGTTCAAGGATCTGCAACTTTAAAACTAAAAGTTGTTGATGGATCTGGAAAACCGGTTTCAGGTGTTCGAATCGCGAATGTGTTTCCAATCAATTCTGGGGATACGGCTCTGACGAATGATAATGGCGAGCTTACTGCATATATCAATGGGCATGGAGCAACTATCTCTATTTCTGGATATGGAGATATTCAGGATGCAACTATGGATATTTCTGTCAATCCTGGTGAAACAATTTCAAGGACTCTCACAGTTACGCGTAGAAACTTCTTAAAGATAACAAAGAGTCAGAACATTAGATTCTCACCAAATTGTCGTTCGATTGACTTTGTACTTGGTGGTGCTGGCGCCGGAGGAAGCAGTTATAAAAATATACGTGAGCTTTACTCTTATCTATATAATGCTGGAGGAACTGCTGGTGGCGGTGCTGGCGGCGGCGGTGGATATGTTACTGAAAAGAAATCTGTTAGCATTTTGCCAAATCATGATTATCCAATTGTCATTGGTGCAGGTGGTGCTGGTGGTGGAACTTTATCATCTACTATAGACCCAAATATGCTTGGTAGTGATGGTGGTACTAGTTCCTTCTTAGAAAACAATGCTGAAGGCGGAAAACATCCGACTTTTCAGAGTAAAGTTTTGGAAGACGTCGGATATGTCGATAGATATATCGGCGGTATTGGCAATGGTACGGGTGCGAATAATCGAGAGTATAAGAATGGTTTTGAGATGGATGCACATTCTGGATCTCCTGGAACCAAAAAAATATATACATCATTTACCGCAGATACGTTATATGGCGGCGGTGGTGGTGGCGGTGCAGTCATATATGGCGGCGGTAGCAGTGGTCCTGATGCTTCTGGTGGTGCTGGCGGCAATCCTGGAGGCGGTGCTGGTGGTGCAAACCATAAACAAGGAAGTACTAATGCCTCTGCTGATCCTGGTGCGCAAGGCATAGATGGTCTTGGCGGCGGCGGTGGTGGCGGCGGTAGCAGTAATGGTCGTTTTGGCGCAGAGAATGCATCAGGTGGTCGTGGAGGAAATGGCGTTCTCACCATTCGTATGTATTTAGCCGTTAGTTAAGGTGGTGTAACAATGTACTGTATTGTTGAAAACGGGATCATAGTAAACATCATAGTGAGCGATAAGACCTTTGCAGATAGCATTGGCGCATTGGAATCTTATGATGGAGCCGCTATAGGAAGTAAATATAACCCCCCAATTCCAGTTAGCAGACTCGACAAAATAGAAGCACAGGTCGCCTATACCGCCATGATGACCGATACATTGATTGGAGGTCAAAATGAAGGATAAGATTGCACTTTGGTATGCACAGGGACTGTGGACTTCAGATATGGTTCAAAATGCTGTCAAAAAGAAAGTTTTGACGCAAGATGAAGCTGATGAGATTCTTTTGAAGAAAAACTAATATGAAACTCATATTGAGTTCATATATAAAAATTAAAAAGGAGAAAACTATGGACAAAAAGTTTGAACAGATCATCAACGAAGGTAAGAAAAACGGCAAAAAGGTAACCGAGATCAATGCCGAGTTGAAAGCTGCTGGTGCAAATTTTCATCTCGATTTCGAGAGGGCAGTTTCTGGTTGGTCCGAAAAAGAAATGGAAGAAGGTTTCATCCCTGCAGAAGATGAATCCAAAAATGTCAATCATTCCCTTGATTTGAGCCGAAAAACTGAACTGGCGAATAAAACTCAGATTATGGAATTGGCCGGAACTAAGTTCGAAATTGCTTATGACAAGGATGGTTATGTGAATACTATCACTCGCATTGACTAATTAACTACGATCGCGAATATCTGAAAACAAACATAAGGAGACGTTACTATGGATCAAAACCAGTGGTTTAATGCAGGTAGTCCAGCTCCTATGAATGACAGGCAAGCGTTCGAAGCAGGCTGGACAGCCGCTCAAAGACAAATGGCATATGCACCGCAGGCGCCGCAAATAAATGAGCGTATTTTTCAGCAGACTTCACAGCAGACTCCTCCTCCGAGGCCCACATATCTTCCAGGTCGAGTCGTGAATTCTCCAGACGATATCCGTGCAAGTGAGATTCCTATGGACGGTACTGTTGCGGTCTTCCCGGCTTCAGATTACTCCTATATAGTCTTGAAGGCTTGGAACAGTAATGGCTCCATTCAAACGGAAATCTATCAGCACATCAATCCGAATGCTGAAAAGCAAGAAGATCCGAAGTTTGCAGAATTCAAAATGGCTTTAAATGAGAGGCTGGACAAGCTCGAAAAGATGCTTACGTCCTCTCCAAGGTCAAAATCTTCACAACCCCAGAAAGCCAAAAATGACGAGGAGGCAAAGTCAGATGAATAATCCTATTCAGGCGTTAGCTCAAATGGCGATGAACCGCATATCCTCGGATCCTAATTTTCAGAGAAATCCTCAAGCAAAAGCCTTTATGGATATTATGCAAAGAGGAGATGTAGCCCAGGGCGAGCAAATGGCACGAAACCTTTGCCAGTCCTTTGGGATGTCTGAGCAGGAAGCTCTCCAACAGGCGAAATCGTTTTTCAAGATTCCCTAATTAATTCTTGTACATCACGAGTTGATTTTGGGGAGCGCGCGGCCCTAGATGAGACTCGTTTTGTAAAATATTAATTTTTCAAGGAGGATCATTCTATGTTTAACATGAGCGCACCGAGTTTGGCCGATATCGCGGCGGTGACCAGAAACAACGATGGCAATGACGGTTGGGGCGGAAACAATGGCTGGTGGATTCTGATTATTCTGTTTGCTCTATTTGGCTGGGGAAGAGGCGGTTATGGCTATGGCGGCGGTTCCGATGGTGGTTGCGGCTGCGCAACTGCAGGCGATATTCAGCGTGGGTTTGATACCTCCACAATCCTCGGTAAGCTTGACGGTATCAACAGCGGAATCTGCTCTTTGGGCTATGACCAGCTTGTCCAGATGAACGGTATCAATCAGAACGTATCCACAACTGGGTTTGGCATCCAGAATGCCATTACTCAGATGGGTATTGCGAACATGCAGGATACCAACTCCCTCTCTCGGCAGCTTGCTGATTGCTGCTGTGAGAATCGGCAGTCTATTGCACAGGTTCGCTATGACATGGCGACGGATGCTTGCGCAATCAAGACTGCTATCAATGAAATGGGTCAGCAGATCATGCAGAACGATAATGCGAATTACCGTGCTCTGAGTGATAGACTGACTCAGCAGGAGATCGATCGGCTGAAGTCTCAGCTGGCGGAGAAGGATCTCCTGATCAATCAGCTGAACCTTGGCATTTCCCAGCGTAACCAGACTGAGGACATCGTCTCTCAGCTTAAGACCACTTGCGGTTGCAATTGCAACTAACTCTTGCACTGAGGGGCTCTCTCCGGAGGGCCCTTCTTTAAAAAATCAAAATGAGTGAAATGGAGGTATATTTCGATGATTAAACTCACGAATCTGACTGCGCAGACGGTTCAGCCTGGCGAGTCTGTTACCTTTTCCACAATCATGAGAAAGAGTGGATGCGCAGAATGCTTCCGGCTTGGTACTGGCAGTGTGAAACTTTGCAAACGCCCGGCTACGTACGAAGCATATTTTCAGGCAAACGTAACGACTGAGACAGTCGGCATTGCCCAGCTTTCCTTTGCGTTGTCCGGCGATGTACTGTCTGAGTCTACTGTGGTACGCCAGATCACTACAGCGAATGCCTTTGACAGCATCTCTCTTCAGGATCTCATCTCTGTGAATTGCTGTGATTTCGATCGGATCACCGTAACCAATACGGGCGCTCTCCCGGTCGTCATCTCCACGAACCCTCTCTTCTATGTGAAGAGAATTTCTTAAGGAGGTGCAACTATGAATTACGATATTTGCGAGATGCGCAAAAAGCTCATTGAGTGGACCAAGGAGGCCATGAGTGGCTCTCCTAACTCCGTTGATACGCAAGAGCTTGGCGAAGTAATCGACATGATCAAGGATATCTATCAGCTCGAGTATTACTGCGCTAAGACAAAGTACTATGAGTCTGTTACTGAGGCGATGGACGAGTATGGCGACACGGATCATTTCAAAATGGGGCGTTCTGGCATGATGCGAGTGCTTCCTGAATACGATCGTCAGGATCAGCGGTTCGATCCTGATGAGTACGACATCTATGGTCGTATGGGATATTCTGGGAGAGTTCCTCACAGTAACATGGGACGCAACTGGGATCGGTATTTGGATGCTCGTCGGCACTATAATGCCACGAAGTCCGATTCCGATCGAATGGAAATGTCCACAAGTGCGAAAATGCACATTGGGGAGACGATTGCTACATTGCGCGATATGTGGCATGATGCCGACCCCGACCTGAGGGAGAAGATGAAGAAAGATTTCTCCGCTTTACTTCAGGAAATGAATTAACGACCAAGTCATGAATAGCTTCTTGATGAATGGATACCTATGGCGTGTAGAACGAGTACCATATTCTAGCCCGATGCTGATTGAGAAAACCGGCTCGCGAGTCGTCGCGACAACGGACCCAGTACGTCGGACTGTTTATCTGCTCGATACGCTTGACGGTGACTTTCTCAATACGGTGCTATTGCATGAACTTGGCCATGTGGCAATGTTCAGTTACGGGCTGCTCGGTGATATTCATCGGGCAGTTCCGCAACATCTTTGGATAGACGCTGAGGAATGGGTTTGCAACTTCATTGCGGACTACGGACGTCAGATATTCCAGATAGCAAGCACCGTGTTGGGCGATGAAGCCTGGTCATTCATTCCTTATGAACTGGAGCGACTGGTTGTGTGAGGAGTGTCTCTTGATGAATCCCTATGTTCAGATGTTCTTTACTATTTTGGCGTCGGTCCTCGCTTCAGGTGGCTTTTGGACGTTGATTCAAAGGCGGTACGACAAAAATGACGCCAAAACAAAGCTCTTGGTTGGGCTCGCCCATGATCGGATTGTCGAACTCGGCATGATCTACATTGAGCGAGGCTATATTTACCAAGACGAATACGAAAATCTCAATGACTACTTGTTCGCACCATACGAGAAGGCCGGAGGTAACGGCTCTGCTAAGCGTGTTATGGACGTAGTCAGAACTCTCCCTATGAAACCTAATTCTGGTAAGTGAGGTGTTTCAAAATGACTCTTAGCAATAAAGCATATGACACGTTGAAGTGGATCGCTCAGATCCTCCTGCCCGGCCTCGGCACCCTCTACTTCGCCCTCTCTTCTATCTGGGGGCTTCCGTATTGCGAGCAGGTTGTCGGTACCCTGTCTGCCGTGACTGTGTTTATCGGTATGCTTCTTGGTCTGAGTGCTGCCAAGTATCCTGGTGATGGTACCATCAAAATGCAGGGCGCCACGTATAAAACAAAGTTGTCGATTCCCATTGATGAACTGACTGAGAAAAAGAGCGTTGTGCTGAAAGTTGAGGAGACTCAGAAATGAGTAAACGCTTCAAGTCGATCACGCGTTTTCTCTTCATCACCAGTCAGTTCGCAGCACTTATTTGGGTGAGTATATCTTATGTGATTGCCGCCTATTCGACCTTTGTTTTGAAACAGCCATTCCCCATCGAGACTCTTTCTGAGCAGGCTATCACTGTCCTGTTAGGGACTCTCTCCGCTAAAGTTGTCGAGAATATTTTCGAGCACAACAATGGCGGCATCTTCGGAACCAATGCTTCTAGCGAGAATCAAAATGAGGAATAAATAGCAAAGAGGAGGCCGTGAGTATATCATGGTCTCTTCTTTTTTGCCCTATCTCGCGATATTTTCATGCTCCTTTATGGAATAGAAAGACCCTAAATATTATAATTTAATAAAGGAGAATTGTTATGAAAAAGGTTATTACTGTTCTGGGTATGGTTATGGTTATCACTGTAAGCGTTATTGGCGTAATTACTATGATGAACAATAATGAGGAGAATACTGATATTGATACAACTACTATCAACTACATCAGCTACTATGATGCTGACGAAGCTGTTATGAAGTATATTAAGTCTGAGAACGTGTTCGACGATAGTGACAAAGTTACTACTGTTGAGATCGAAGCTCAGCACTTGGCTACTGGTGATTGCTTCTGGAACATCGTAGCACGCGATGCAGATGGTAAGGCAGCTGGCATCATGAGCATTGATTCTGATCTCATTGTTGAGCGTCTTCAGAATTACATCTAAACACTTATGGGGAAAGCATGGCCTTTCCCTTTTCGCGAAAATTTCAAGGTAGTTTATGGAAAGAAAATAAATTTTTATGGAGGTATTCTTATGACTACTTTGGAAAGATTTGTGACTATGCTTAGCATTAGTTTGATTATTGCTGGTATGATCGGTATCCATTATTATATGGGTATCGGTTCTGCAGTGGTATTCGGACTTGGCGTGGCATGCATGACTTTGACAATCAACATCGAGAATATTAAAAAGGACTTTCTTGAGATTGAGGCTTAATGGCCTCTTTCTCTTTTCGCGTATATTTCATATCCCTTTATGGAGGTGAATCGAATGACTTTATCTGGAGTATTTGGATTTGGAGCGTGTATTGCTCTCATTGGCTTGATTAGCTATATGATTGTAGATGCGTTCAGAGTTTTAAAATACGGTCTAGAAGGAGACGATGAATTCAGCGAAGACGAGGATTAACCGTCCTCTTCTTCTTTTCGCGAAAAAAATCTCTTGTATAATGGAGAGAAACTCTACATTATATTTATGGAGGTATTATCATGGGTATCAAGAATGAGGGTGCTTTGAAGAGAAGCTGGTTTGTGTTGACAGACGAGGCTTATAAGTTCAGCGGAATTACTGAGGACTATGGATATCCGATCTCTAGTTACAATGGCGTTGCTATTGGTCTAGATGATTTGAATACAGAAAGCCTTCAGGGAATCACTGGATTCAGGATCTCGGCCACGAGACGAGAGCTAGTAGAACTTCTGAAAGATTTCAAGGAAACGTATCCCGATGCTCACATTATGGTAATGAGAAGTTAACTCTGCAAAGCAGGAGGCTGTAATAACGGCCTCTTAGCTTTTCGCGTATATTTCTTGTGCTATTATGGAGGTGAATCAAAATGAGATATATCAAAATCTCGGACAATCTGGGTGTCTACCAAGACGGCGATTGCACAATATTTATGGTTGCCGATCGAGAGTCTATGGATGAACGAATTGTTTGCTGTGCATTGAGTAAAGAAGAAATTGAGAAACTTCGAAAGGAATTGGGGCGTTGATCGCCCCTTCCCTTTTCGCGATATTTTCAAGGTAGTTTATGGAAAGGAGGAATTCTGCTATGTTGAATGATTTTAAGCGTGGTTTTTGGTACTCTATTGGGGCAATTGTTGGAGTGGTCACTCTTCAGACACTGGCCGATAGAGTTATGCCAGAGATTGCTGCAAAGATGAAAAAGAAAGACGACGTGGAGGAATCCGAATAATGATTTGGAGAGACTGATCATGGTCTCTCCTCTTTCTGGAGGTAAATATGGACACTATTTTTGTAACTGAGAAATTAATTTTGCATGCTGAAAAAGAACAACTGTTCGGTATCTCACTTTGGAATGAACTTAGCTCGAATTGTTGCAAACTTCATACACAGACTTTGTCAGAACCTGTCCCAATCAAAAATCTTAAGAATGCTATAGATCTCTACATGAATGACTATGAAAAAGAAATAAATAAAAAAAACATGGAACTCGCAAGAGATTGGGTCGTACGAGAATTAACATATTGTATTCTGACTGGCTGGTCTGTTGAGTTTCATCCACTCAATGGTGGCGCCGATCTTCGAATTCAAATTTCAAAATGCGGAAAAAATGCCTATCAAATCATTCCGATTTCAACTACTGTCCAATTCTACATGAAAATATGGGAAGTCATGAATAATCTTCGTCAAGATATTATGAATGAACTTCCAAATCTTGAGCAAGAATACAGAACATGGAGGGAATAATATGTCTAAAGCATTAAAGTGCGATCGATGCGACAAATTCTTTGAACACAAAGATATGGAAGAAAAATATGGTGAACGCGAGCGTGTCTATTATATACGTACCAGCTTTTTTGATGTACCAAATTCTGTTATAGATCTTTGCCGAGAATGTTATGAAAAACTTAAAAAATGGATGGAGGCGAATAAAATTGATTCTTGAGATTTTATTGATTGGTGTAACCATGATTATTTGCACAGTTGCTGGATACATCATCGGCGTGAATGCGGCAACAAAAACTTTAAAATTTGTAGGGACGCTTAACATCGCTCACGATAGCGATGGCGAAAAATACACATGCTTAGCAATCGATAGGCGATACTCTGGTTTTATGGATGACGAGTCGGTTAAATGTGTCCTAATGAACGTAAAACATCTTTATACGGAGAAACAAGAGGCTAAAACGCCATGACGGATCGAGAACAAAAAATCATAGATAATATGGGTTTAGTTCATTATGTTCTCCATAAATATTTTCCGCTATATATAGACAATCAAGACAATATTCAAAATGGATATGTTGGGTTAATTAAAGCGGTCGACTCATTTGACGAATCTACGGGAAATACATTTTCAACCTATGCATCTCGATGCATATTCAATGAGATTGCTATGGATTTACGAAGGCGGAATAAATATGCAAAAGATATTTCTTTGTATACAGTTCTTGCAAATGGCGACACACGAGATGATCCTCTCACAATTGAAGATATTTTTATATATGAGGATGACTATACGACACTATATATTCAAGAATTCGTTCAATGTCTTGATGAACGAGAGATTACAGTGCTTAGATACTTAATGGCTGGAAAGAATCAGACATACATAAGCAATCGATTAGGGATGACACGATCCAACGTTTGTCTAATTGTTAAAAAAATGCGGTCAAAATGGAAAGAATGCCGCTATAGAGGAGGTAACTATGAATCTTAATGAACTACGAGAAGCCATGGCATCCGATGCAACAAAGGAAAATGAAAAATTAAAAGAAGAAAACGCACGACTGCGTCATATGGTGGAAAATCTCGAAAGAGATCATAGAGTTGCATGCACAAATATAAGTGCTTTAAAAGAAGATTGTCGCGCATTAAGCAATCGGTGTTTTGCATTAACACGCGGACTTATGTGCTGTTTTTGCGAACTTAACCAATATGTGTGCCCGCATGCATTAACTGATATGGAAAAAGCCGAACGCGGAAAGAAATGGATGGAGGAAGCTAAAAATGCTGAATAAAAGAAACAGTACGACATATTCGAAAGGAGAAAAAATATGAAATGTTTCTATCACAATGATGCGGATGGTAAGTGCGCCGGATTCTGGGTGCATTTAAGTGCGGGATTGACTGATCCGAATATGGGGCAAGATTTCATCGAGATGAGCTATGAGAAGACGTTTCCGATAGATACGATCAACCCCAATGAGCAGATTTATATTGTTGACTATTCGATCTCTCCGGACGAGATGCGGCAACTGTTGACCATTACGACTGATGTTACCTGGATCGACCATCATAAGACCGCAATTGAAAAGTACGATGGATTCGAGCATAACATTCGCGGTGTTCGATATGACGGGATCGCTGGATGTATGTTGACGTATTGTTATCTGCATCACATGACGGGTCGTGGTTCGGGTGAGATTACGCCGTTTGATATCTCCATGACGGAAGACGCACCTCTATTTACTAAGCTGATTGCTGACTGGGATGTCTGGAAGTTTGATTATGGTGACACGACAAGGCAGTTCATTACTGCATTCAATTGTTATGATTTTAATCCGGGCAGCATCAATTGGGATCGATTCCTCCGCGCTACCCCATCTGAAATACCTGCTGAATACGAGATGGCTGACGTAGGAAGCATCATGATCAAATACCGTGACGGCTGGGCGAAGGAATATTTGCAACGGTTTGGTTTTGAAATAAAATTTGAAGGTTTGACGTGTTTTGCTGTGAATCTCGGGAATTGCAATAGCGAATATTTCAAGAGCTTGCCGACTGGAAAATACGATGCATTTATGCCGTTTGCGTTTAATGGTGAAAAATATACCGTTAGTATGTATTCCACAACGGCGAATGTCTCTGAGATTTGCAAGAAGCACGGCGGCGGTGGTCATTGCCATGCTGCCGGATTTGTATGCTCGGAATTGCCATTTTGAAAGGAGGCTCAATAATGAGCATTAAAATTGAAAAAACTGAAACTTATTGCTGGGAAGCGGCTATCCGCGGTATGCGTAACCCGATGAACTCTTGGGACCGTAGCGATACTGTCATGAAGAATATGGTCTTAAAAGCCAATGAGATCGCCCCCGGTGCGACTGCATACCAATGGACTCCCTGTATGCCATTTCCTGTCATTGGACCAAATGACTATGAGCGTATGAAACAGCTTCGTCTTTCTGGAGACGAACACGCAAAACTGTTTCGTATGATTATTGTTACTTGCGATATCACAGCGCCTTTATATTGGTGGAAAGAATTCGACACCTATAAGGTAGGAACTGTTGGTAACTCTTGTTCTACGATGCATAAGATTGCTGCAAAAGAGTTTACCATCGATGATTTCAGTCATGAGCACCTATTTGGACCGGACGACATGACTCCTTATGAAGAACGAGATGATATTTCTAAGGATCGTGTTCTGACAGCAGTTGACATTGATGGCGCAACATGCTATTATACGCCCAAAGGTCTTCTGCAGATGACTTGCAATGCTCTTAATTATGAACGTGAAAGATATTTGACTGCGCTTAAAACTGAGGAAGAAACGGGTCTCCCTGCGAAAGATATTTGGTGGCAGATGATTCAGCTTCTTCCGAGCTCTTACAATCAGAAGCGTACAGAACTGCTTAACTATCAGGTGCTTGCCCATATGTACCAGCAGCGTAAGAATCACAAGCAAGATGAGTGGCGTGTTACGTTCTGCGACTGGATCAAGACACTTCCATATTCCGAGTTTATTACTGGCGAATTTGAGGAGGAATCGAAATGAGAAAGATCAAAATATGGACAATGCTTACTATGGCATTTGCTATCTGTTTGCTAACTGCTTGTGGAGGGCAGGTTGCAAAGCAATCTCCTGATATTTCAAGCGTATTTGACGATGAATCTAAGCCGAGACCCTCAGCAAATGTCGTTAGTGCCATGATACGATACAAAACAGCAATTGATGAATACTGCGAGTTTATGAATGGCTGGTTTGAACTTGATATTTTCGAACAAGCAAAATGTATTGATAAATATACCGCATTCAATGATGAACTTGCTCGCAATCAGGACATCATGTCTCAGCTTCTCGATCGTGAGGATGAATTTACAGAGACTGATTATGAATATATTCGGCAGACGGCGCTTAGATGCTCTCAGAAGCTATTAGATTGTGCTAGCGGTGGATTAGAAGCCGCATAGGAGGCTCTTAATGGGGAAGGAAGCGATTCTTAACATTATGGAAAACCATAGTCACTGTCGGGTACGGACAGTCAATGCAGACCTCATAAGTATTGTCCAGGAGCATGGCCATTACGTTGCATACGTGGACCGTCAATTCTATTGTTCTGGAGATACATACCAAGAAGTTGTCCAGGAACTCTCAAAAGATGGCATCGTCTGAGGTGAATCTGAATGCGAGTTAGAAAAGCAGGAAAGATCTTGTTGGGTGCAGATCTTACGAATGAAGAATCTAAAGTTCTCAATATGGAGATCCAGAAACGTATTGCCGAATACGACCGTAACAATGTCGATGAGATCGATGCTATGGTCTTGTGGAATCTTCATCTGATTTTTGGATTCGGTGAGGAGCGTCTTATGAAGTTCTATAACTCTTTCAGTAAAGATCTACACGCCATGTGCGAACGCTATGAGCTTACCGATAAAGGAGATGAGCTCTGGGTCTGTACGCATAAGCTCAAAGAGAAATTTGGCATTGATGTCCATCAGTTAAACGATAAGTTCCGTTAATCGCGAGAAAAACAGCCTCCTTTATGGAAACTTATATTTTAGGAGGTTTGTTTATGAAACAGTTATATCTCTATGGAATTGGTGGAGCAGAAGACGGATTTAGAGTAATCCACTATCGCGAGATTGATCAAGCTGATCTATCGGCGCTTACGTTAAGATATGAAGCAACTGATATGCTTATGCATTATCGGTCGATTCGGAGATTCTTCGTAATTGACAATAGACCAGGACTTGCCAAACTTTGCGCACAGTCGATTAAAACGAGAGATGTCGAGAAAGCGCTGATATTCCTGGATATTCTGGAGAAGCAAGGTCTCGAGATTAAGATCTAAGAGTATGGGCTCAGTTGAAATGACTGGGCCTCTTCTCTTTCGTGAGAAAATCCTGTCCTATTATGGACGTTATGTCTAATACTTTATTGGAGGAAATATCAAAATGGCTTATAGTGCAATGATGTTGGATCAGATGATTACAAAGGCAACTCGAAAGATGAAGAATGCCGAGTCTGACGATGAACGAGCAGAGGCGATTAACGAACTCGATCAGCTGATTGCATTACGTAAAGATCTTACGGAAGCATCGGGAGATAGCTTTTATAAGATGGCTACGTTGGCAGTCACTGCATTGGGCGTTGTTGCGCCGTTGATTGTGAACACGAGACTTGTGAAAGAATGCATCAAGTTTGAGGATACTGGCGCATGGAGTCATCCAACAATTCGTGGACTAGTCAGTAAGATTAAGATCGGAAAGTAAGACAAGCCCGGCAAGAGGTCTATCAAGGCCTCTTAGCCTTTATATTTGAGGTGAAACATGATTAAAAGATATATCAAAAAGCCTACCACTATCGAAGCCGTGCGATGGACAGGCTATAACTTCAACGAGATTCAGGATTTTGTTGGATTCAATAATGCGTATTTTCAGAGAACCAACCCTCCAAAAGTCTATATTCCAACTCCTGAAGGAGCTGAATATGCATCCATTGGCGATTATATTATTAAGTTTGCCGATGGCGAGATTCGTACTTGTGATGCGAATTTCTTTAAATCAACTTACGAGGAGGTCTAATGATGAATGCAAAATGTATGATAAAAAAAACTGGCAGATTTTTGAAGAAGCATCTTCCGGAAATTCTTACGATCGCATCAACAATTGGCATTGGTGCAAGCATCTATCTAACTCGAAAAGCAACAAAAGCTGAGCAAATCCTTCAAAATGAGGGTAATTTGGAGGCAATGGAGCCAATAGAAAAGGTCAAAGCCTATGCAAGTATCTATTGGCCGGTTGCTATCGTCTCCAGCGCCTCGATTGGGTGCATGTGGTGTGCTCATATTCTCGATAAGAAGGCACAGACGCAGCTTTTGAGTGCATACATGGCTTTGGGGCAGGCATTCGAGCGGTATAAAGAAACTGTCCGTAATAATGTTGACCACGAGACATACTGCAAAATTCAGGAAGAATATCTTGAAGAAATGCAACCTTCTAATGAAAAAAGAGATACTGATGAACAGCTCCTCTTCTATCTCCCCTTTTACAATAAGTACTTCAACCGAACCATGAAAGAAGTCATTGACGCTGAGTACCAAGTGAATCGGGAATTCGCATTAGCTGGATATGTCAGCTTCAATACACTTCTTGACGCGCTCGGGCTTTATCCGATCGTTGGTGGAGAAGATATCGGCTGGTCTCAGGATGCAGGGATGGTCTTCTATGGATATGGCTGGATCGACTTTGAACATCGGCTACAGACGACGGATGATGGCTTGGAATGTTATTACATTGATATGCCATTTCTCCCGACTGAAGATTATTTGAATTACGGGATCGGGCAGATCGTTCAGTAAATTCGCGAAAAAATCCTCTTACATTATGGAGAAAAACCACTCAAAAATCTATATTTTTAGGAGGATTTGATTATGTTTAAGAAGCTGAAGGAATTTGGAGATAAGCCTATCACTTGGGGTGCTTATGGAAAACTTTGCTTGTGGAGCTGGATTGCAGGAATGCTGATCAGCATCGGCTATGCATTGGTTGCCATAGACGGCGCATGGGAATGGGTTTGCGACAAAGTCATTGCGCTCAAACACAAGCTTATGCCTTGGAAATACTATGAAAATAAGGATGGTGACTTCGAAGACTGAGGGCTTTATGCCCTCTTTCTTTTCGCGAGAATAACTGCCCCCTTTATGGAAAGGAGATGATCTATATGATCACATTAACGATTTTGGTAATTGCGTTGTTAATCATCGCTATTGTTGCGGCGTTTGCACTTCTTGCAGGAGGTGCGGCGTTCCTTGTAACATTTGGCGACATTATCATCGCGGTGTTCATCATCGCTATGATCGTAAAACATTTTCTCAAAAAGAAGAAGGGGAACTGAGGGCTTTATGCCCTCTTCCCTTTCGCTATATTTTCATGCTCCTTTATGGAGGTGATGATATGTTTGTACAAGATCCATATATTCGAGACCTATGTTGGTTATGCGGATTGGCGATCGGAGTACTCGCATGGGTAATCCTAAATAAGAGGTCTTAAATGGCCTCTTCATTTCGCGAAAATTTCATGCTCCTTTATGGAATAGAAAGACACAAATAATAATGAAAATATTTAAAGGAGAATGAGATATGTTACACATTGCTATGGAAATTATGGTTGCTGCTATTGGCGGCTTTACCATGGTTAGCCTGATCGGTGGTTTCATGCACGAATTCGGTAAGTTCATTATCGAGTCTAACGAGACCAAGATTGAGGACTGTAGTCAGATTTGATTGCAGTCTTCTTCTTTCTTTCCATAGCATTTCGCGAACAAATCTGTTCCTATTATGGAGGTGAATCAAAATGGGTGAGAAATTAGACGGTATGAAAATTGCGAAGATCGCCGCGGCGGCATTCATTGCTGTTGGGACAATCGCAAAAGCAACGTTGGATTTCGTAACGAATCAGAAGGACATCCGAAACAATACGGAGGAGCGTTAACACGCTCTTCCCATTTTTAAAAGGAGAAAGATCAACATGAAGCTGACAAAGCTGAAAGAAGCGGCAAATGTCGTAACACTATTTGCATCTGAGCATCGAACGAGTCTCATGGTCGGCGGCGGTATTGCGGGCATGGCGATTGCAGGAATTACTGCGGTAAGGGTCACGCCCAAGGCGAGTATGCTCTTGGAGGAACGTAGATGCTCGAAACATGACGCATATCTCGAGAATACTGAGGCAAACCCTCAGCTCACCATCAAGGACTATATTCAGGTGACGTGGAAGTACTATCTTCCTCCGATTGCGCTCGCTACGGTCTCTGCTGGGGCAATTATCTTCGCTCACAAGGTTGATCGTAAGGAGAATGCGGCTCTTGCAGCAGCTTATGCCATTTCCGAGTCTCGTCTGAAAGAGTATTCTGAGAAGGTTCTTGAGACCGTCGGCGAGAAGAAAGAAAAAGAAGTCCGCAATGCGATCGACAAAGACCGTGTTAATAACAATCAGCCAGTTGATAGTGAGATTATCAGCACTGGCCAGGGCGATACATTGTGTATGGACGCTTGGAACGGTCGGTATTTCTATTCAGATATCGAGGTTCTGCGTAGAGCGGCAGTGGATCTAAGTCGGGCTGTTTTGAATGACGAGACAGTTACACTCAATGATTTCTATGATCGAATTGATCTCCCGCAGACAAAAAACGGTGATTTCTTCGCTTGGGAAATTGGCAATCATCATGAAATGATCGAGTTGAGTTTCAGTTCCCAGTTGGACTTTAAGAAGCGGCCTGTTTTGGTGATGGACTTTAAGTTCGCACCAACATATTATGATCGAGAGCCCTGGTAATCCGGGGCTTCGTGAATTTTTCTGGCTCCTTTATGGAAAGGAGCTGATCTATACGATCATTATTCGAAAACCGAGAGAAAGAGGTTGGCGTCGGCGTATGCATACCAATCTTGAGTTAGCTAAAGAATACTTTAAAATGGCATCTTTTGTTAAAGGGAATGTATTTGAAGAGGATTTCTATGCTAAAGAAGGTATGGACAGATTAAAAACAGCTGCTAAAGTTGGCGGATTTTTCTCAGTTAGGGATATGCAATTATGGATCGAGCAAGAAAGTCAAAAGTTGAAGAGATCTTAAATGGTCTCTTCTCTTTCGCGAAAATTTCATCCCACTTTATGGAGTAGAAATACCCAAAAATCATATTTTATAGGAGGACTTTAAAATGGAAGACAATATGGTTATGGAGAACACTGAGGTTACTGAGAATGTTACCCCCGAGGTTCCCGAGGAAACTTGCGAATGCGAGACCTGCGAAAGCAGTAACGGTATTGGCTCTGGTATGATTGGCGGCGCGATCGCTACAGGTGTAATCCTGGGCGGAATCGCACTGATCAAACGTATCAAAGCTAAGCGTGCTGCTAAGAAGGCCGCTAAGGAAGCTGCCGAAGAAAACGAGGGTGACACTGAAACCGAAGCATAACGACCAGACTTTCAAGAAGCTGAATTGAAGTGATTGGGATTCTATAAAGGGTTGAGACCTACGTGGTCTCTTCCCTTTCATTTTTATGAGGTTCAAATATGTTTACAATGATTAAGCTTATGAGAGAAGCAAATAAAACTATTCAGGAGGGGCTTATCGGAAACCCTCCGAATCGAATTTATACAGGAATCGTATTTCTCAGTTTCGGGATTGGGCTTGTACTGTCTGGTGCGGCTCAAATCAAAGTTGAAAGTATTGGAGGTCAAAATGGAACAGTATCCAAGTAATACTCTCAAAGAGAGGAACAAACCGCAGGGTCAACAGCAGAAGCCTAAGCCCGAACTCAAATGCGTTGTGAGCGGTAAGAGCAAACCTGTTCCAAAAAGCATCTGGTCAAAAGTCTTCGTCGGTATTAAACCGACATCCGGGCAGACTATGAAGGAGTTTATATTCGACGAGATCGTCACTCCTTTGATCCAGAGAGCTGTCGTGGAGGGTGTAACAGGCGCCATTAACTTCCTTGTAAAAGGCGATGCCTATGCCGATCGTAAGGATATCCAGAAATTCGGTAAATCCTATATTAACTATAATGGCATCTCAAGCGGAAAACCCAATGGTGGGAACAATTATGTATATTCTGGCAAGAATACCGGAATGGATATTGAAAACGTCTGGTTTGAGTCTCGAGCTGATGCCCAGCGGGTTCTCGATGAGATGAATGGCGCGATTGCTCAGTATGATATTCTGACAGTCAATGGATTCTACGACATCATTGGCCGGACGAGTATCATTGATCCATCTAATGAGCGGTTTGGCTGGAGTGATCTTCGCAATGCATATGTGACGGCATCTCGTGGTGGTTGGGTACTTCATCTGCCTCGTCCGTTGCCGATTGATTAAGGAGGAAAATCAAAATGAAGAAAACTGAACTGGCTACAAAAGCTAGCCGGATTATTATGAAGTCCAAAATGGGTCTCAAGAAACATTCTCCTGAGATCCTGACTGCTGCTGGTATTATCACCGGCATTGCAGCGGCCGTTATCGCCTGCAAGCAGACAGTGAAAGCAGCTGAGATCATTCAGAATGCGCAGAAGAGTCTAGATGATATCGAAAGACTTAAAAATCTTGTTGTCGATAATGGCGAGGTCGTTTATACGGAAGAAGACGAAGCCAATGATCGTAAAACTGTCGCGATTCAGACGACCGTTGGTATCGTGAAGGCATATGCACTTCCTGTCGGACTCGGTATATTTTCTATCACTTGCATTTTGGCAAGCAATCATATTCTCAAAAAGAGAAATGCGGCTCTCGCTGCGGCATTTTCCGCTCTGAGCACTGACTTTACAAATTATCGGAAGCGGGTCATTGAAAAGTACGGCAAAGAAACTGATTTCATGCTCAAAAACGGCCTTGAGAAGCAGCTGGTCGCGCATCAGATCGTGGATCCTGAAACTGGTGAAGTCAAGGAAGAAAAGAAAGAAGTCCTCACTTATGAGGGCAATAAGCTGAGTCAGTATGCTAGAATCTTCGATGAGGTCGGTTCTAATCAGTGGACACCTTCTGCGGATCATAATCGCGCATTCCTCCTGATGGAGCAGAACTTCTTTAATGAGCGTATCAAGACCCGCGGTTATATTTTTCTGAACGAGGTTTACGAACGGCTTGGCTTCCGTCCGACTAAAGCTGGCAGTATCGTAGGCTGGGTTTATCGTCCCGATGATTCCGACTATGAGGGGATTGACTTCGGTGTCTTCTCTGCTAACACACAGAAAGCGGCCGAATTCCTGGCTGGGGACGAACCTTCTATTATTCTGGACTTCAATGTGCAGGGTGACGTACTGACGCTCGTTACGGAAGGCGGCGTCTGGGATGAGTATAATGGAGGTTAATTATGAGTCTTGATTGTAGACTTCTTCGTAAAAAGGGCGAGGATCAGATCTATTATTATTGCAGAAATAGCGGTGTTACACCTACAGAAATAAGCCTTTGGACTGATCCTGCAGAAACTCCGAAAGAAATTGAGCATTATTTCAAGAACTGCAGAATTCTGACCATTGGGCCCTTTATGGCAGATTTTTTCGGGGTTCAAGAAAAACTGTATCCGAATTTTCCAAAATGTAATCATCCAAAATACAAGAATACAAACTGTATTGCAGAAAACTGCAAGTTCGCGCCTAATGAAAACTGGAAAAAGTGCCCATATTTTCCAAAGAAAATCTGAAAGGAAACCTTACTTATGAAAATTCGCGTAATTGATGCAGTTTTAACATGCATATTGTGCTTCTTGACCGGCATGGCAGTCATGCTTTGGTATACTCAGCTTACTGAAAAACCTCAGGAATCTCCGGTTGTGAATGTCTATGTGATTGCTTCTGATAAAGAAGAAGAGGTCAAAATAGAGTCGGATGCGGAAACTGAGGTTATCATCGAGGAGCCAGAAATTAAGAAAAAATGGTATTCGGAAGAGGACGTTGTCAACATGGCCAAGATGTGCTATGGTGAAAGTATGAATCTTCCTGTACTTCATACGGATTTTGGTGATCGATCCGCAACCTATCAAAGCGCCGAAGCTATGTGGGCAGTTCTTAACCGAGTTGACGCTGGTTATGGTGATATTTCGACTTGTATCAAAGCCAAGAGACAGTTTGTCGGCTACAAGCCTAATAATCCGGTCACAGACGAACTCTATGATCTTGCAAAACTCGTAATCGAAGATTGGGCAACTGGAAAAGAAGAATATCGTGTTCTTCCACATATATTCCGATATTTTTATGGAGATGGCCGGCATAATCACTTTACCACTAAATCTAACGGTGGTGGAGTCGAGTACAATCATCTAATTCCTGATCCATTTGTATAAGGGGTGAAAAAATGAATAAATCCATTTATGCATTGATCGGTGGCGTTATCGGTGCTGCAATTGGCGCCGGCGCTACTTATATTTATATGCAACGTAAGACTACTGAGTTAGTCTCTGATGCAATCGAAGGCCTCAGAAAATATTACGGTGCAGATGACACTGTACAGGAAAACAAAAATGATGCACCGGTTACGGATGAACTCACTGATGGCAAATCTTGCGAACCAGTCCGGAAGTATACCCAGGAAGACTATAAAGACTACACCAAATGTCGTCCGGTTCCGTTCCGGGTAGATACCGAGGTGCATGAGAATGAGAATGGCGAGCTTGAAGCTCAAACTCTGGTCAAAATGGGTACTGAGGCAGAGCTTGAACCATATTCTATTCCGCCTGAAGACTTCGATGCTGATAATGGGTATCGAAAAATCATGCTGGTATGGTATGAGAAAAACAAAGTTCTCGCATATGACAATAATCCTCGCATTACGATTGATCCTGACAATTACCACGACATCGTTGGCGATTTCGAAGATCATTTCGATGACTGGGAGAAGGACACCGTCTATATGCGAAACGAAGTCGAAGCGACGGACTATGAGATCGATGCGTGTCTCACAGACTATAATGAACTCTTGAAAGTTCTGCCTTATGACGACTTGGTAGATGAGGAGGGTGTTCCTATTGACGGATAATCAGATGTGGGTAGAATACTACAAATATCTATATCAGATTGTCTGTGGTGGTGACGAAAATCTTAAAAACATCAGCTGGAGTATGTTGATTGGCCATCTCTTCACGGTTCCTTTCCGCTATAGTTATATTTCTATGGATGGAAATCGACTGGAGGATGGCCTCAATCTCAGAGACAGATTCGCCGATTACGCAGGATATCCGCCTGCGCAAGTAGAATCTCTCCTGAATCGGTATGAATGCAGTGTGCTGGAAGTCATGATTGCTCTTGCTCTTCGTATGGAAGAGGAGACCATGGCAAGCACGGAATTTGGTGATCGAACAAATCAATGGTTCTGGTATATGATTATCTCTCTCGGTCTTTCTGGGATGACAGATGATCATTATGACTCCGATTACGTCGACGACCAGATCAATGCATTCCTAGACCGGGAATATGCACCTGATGGTCAGGGGAGCCTCTTTTGGGTTCCCGGAACAAAGAAAGATTTTCGGAACATCGAGATCTGGTATCAGATGTGTGAGTATCTGAATTCAACAATTAGCGAAGGGAGGACATGAGCCTCATGCTCGACTTCATGATGGTTGCCACTCGAACCAATCGAGCTGGAGGCATCGAAGTGTTCCCTAAATTTGTAGTCAAGAGATCGACGGACTTAATGATTCGTGGTAGCGATTTCTATGCGATCTGGATTCAAGATGCCGGTCTCTGGTCTACGGATGAGTTTGATGCATTGAGATTGATTGATCGAGAGGTTGAAGAATATTTCAACAAAATGCCTCCCGATCTTCAGTCTCGTGCAAAAGCGTTTTATATGTGGGATGCTGAAAACGGCATGATTGATCGTTGGCATGCATATTGCCAGCGTCAGTGCCGCGATAATTACCATGCATTGGACGAATCTTTGACATTCTCAAATGAGGAAGTTAAGAAGTCTGATTATATTAGTAAGCGGCTCCCATATCCCTTAGAGCAGGGTAAATATGATGCTTGGGATAAGCTGATTGGCACCCTGTATACACCTGAGGAACGCCATAAGATCGAGTGGGCTATCGGTTCGATAGTAACAGGCGACAGCAAAAAAATTCAAAAGTTTTTGGTATTGTATGGCCCACCTGGATCTGGTAAGTCCACTTTACTCAACATTGTCCAAGAACTCTTTGAAGGCTATTATAGTGTATTTGATGCAAAGGCACTTGCGAGTGCGAGCAACCAATTTGCGCTAGAGTCGTTTAAATCGAATCCTTTAGTGGCCATTCAGCACGATGGCGATCTGAGTCGTATTGAGGATAATACAAGGCTTAATAGTCTTGTCTCTCATGAGACGATGGTCGTCAATGAAAAACATAAGTCTTTGTACGAAACCCGATTCCGTTCGTTTCTCTTTCTTGGCTCCAATAAGCCGGTAGAGATTACGGATGCGAGATCTGGCATTCTAAGAAGACTCATTGATGTATCTCCAAGCGGCGAGAAAGTCCCTCTCAAAGAATATAATAAGCTCACAAAGCAGGTTGCATTCGAGTTAGGGGCAATCGCGTGGCATTGTCGAGAAGTATATTTGGCAAATCCCGATTACTATGATGCGTATATTCCAAAAGCAATGATGACCGTTACCAACTCTTTCTATAACTTTATGCAGGAACTGTATGCGGCGATGGAAGGTAAGGATGGCATCTGTATGAAGGATGCGTGGGATATGTACAAGGGATTCTGCGAGGAAGCAAATGTCTATAAACCTCTTCCAAGAAACAAATTCAAGGAGGAGATCTGCTTATATTTTCACGAGTATTACGAACGCTACTATCTGGAAGATGGTACTCGTGTTCGGCAATATCTCAAGAACATCAAAGTGGGCATGCTCAATGGTGAGGAAGGCTCTGTTGAGACGGCAGAAGAAGAGAAAAAAGAATCATCAAAATGGCTCTCATTTTCTGATCATGAACATTCTATATTTGATGAAAACTGTGCTTCCTGTCCTGCCCAGTATGCAACAACCAATGAGACGCCAGCGCTTGCTTGGAAACAAGTCAAAACGCAACTCCATGACTTAGATCCGAAGAAATTGCATTATGTAAAAGTTCCCGTAAACCACATTGTGATTGACTTCGATCTCAAAGAAAATGGAGAAAAAAACTTCAAGAAGAACTTCGAAGCCGCGAGTAAGTGGCCTCCTACGTATGCAGAGCTCAGCAAGTCCGGTCAAGGCATTCACCTTCACTATTTATATTCTGGCGACCCCACGCGTTTGAGCCGAGTGTATGACGAATACATTGAGGTGAAAGTATTCAATGGTGGTTCCTCGCTTCGGCGTATGCTAACAAGATGCAATGATCTGCCGATTGCTACAATTAGTAGCGGACTACCATTGAAAGGAGAAAAGACCGTGGTAAATCTTGATAAAATCAAGACAGAAAAAGGACTTCGGATCATGGTGATGCGTAACATCAATAAAGAGATTCATGCAGATACAAGATCCAGTGTGGACTTTATCTACAAGATCCTGGAAGATGCTTACGAATCCGGCATGAAGTATGATGTCTCGGACCTCAGCAACGCAGTCTTAGGTCTTGCGGCTTCCAGTACAAATCAGTCAAAATACTGTATCAAACTGGTCAACAAGATGCATTTTAAGTCTGCAGAGCCTGTCGAGATGGAAAACGAGAGTACGGACGATTCTGATCCACTCGTATTCTTCGACTGTGAGGTCTATCCTAATCTGCTCTTGATTAACTGGAAGCAAGCTGGCGAAGGTAAGACAATTACTCGGATGATCAACCCTTCTCCTCTTGAAGTCAAGGCACTTATGAACATGAAACTGGTTGGGTTCAATTGCCGTCGTTACGATAATCATATTCTTTATGCGAGAATGCTTGGTTATACGAATGAGCAGATCTTTGAACTCAGCCAAGCGATCATATCCAATAAGCGTTCAAATGCTATGTTTGGTTCTGCTTATGATATATCTTATACAGATGTTTATGACTTCTGTGTAAAAAAGCAGAGCTTGAAGAAATGGGAGATTGAACTTGGTATTCATCATCAAGAGATGAGTCTACCTTGGGATCAGCCGGTTCCTGAGGAACTCTGGGAGAAGGTCGCCGAGTATTGCGATAACGATGTCTTGGCAACAGAAGCGGTATTTAACAAGAATAAAGGTGATTTTGCAGCACGTCAAATTCAGGTGGAGCTTGTTAAAAAGCTTCATGGGATGCGTGCGACTGTCAACGATACAACAAACACTTTGTCCGGACGTATTATATTCGGTAAAAACAAAACGCCTCAGTCTCACTTCAACTATCGAAACCTTGCTGAACCAGTTCCGCCGTCGAAATACCCTGAGTATCGTGAGGCATTTGGGCCTAACTATCATTTCCGAGTATTTGATGACGAAGGTCTCCCGCTTTATGAAGACTTTGACCCATCTAAGATATATCCGGATGGATATTCAATCTTGCCTTTCTTCAAAGGATATGAATTCAAACGTGGTATATCTACCTATTTAGGTGTCGAGATCGGCGAAGGAGGAAAAGTCTATGGCAATCCGGGTATGTATGGAGATCTCTGGGATGGAGACGTCGCGTCCATGCACCCCCACAGCGCAATATTTGAGTGCCTATTCGGCCCCGAGTTCACCAAACGATTCGAGGAAATCGTCGATGCGCGTGTTGCCATCAAGCACCACGACTTTGAACTTGCATCCACCTATTTGGAAGGCGCGCTCGTGCCTTATCTCACTGAGGAGTTGGCCGACGATCTAGCACAAGCACTGAAGATTGTCATTAATAGCATTTATGGTCTAACGAGTGCAAAATTCGCTAATATCTTTAGGGATCCTCGAAACATCGATAACATCGTCGCCAAGCGTGGCGCTCTGTTCATGACGCTTCTGAAGCAGGAAGTTGAGAATCTTGGTTATACAGTTGCGCATATCAAGACTGACTCGATCAAAATCCCTGACGCTGATCAGAAGATCCGCGACTTTGTTATCAAGTTTGGTATGGAATATGGCTACAAGTTCGAGACGGAAGCTGAGTTTGAGAAGTTCTGCCTTGTAAACAATGCTGTCTACATTGCCAAATTCAAGGAGCCCAAAAAAGATAAGAAGACTGGTGAACCTATTTGGTGGACGGCAACTGGTCCCCAGTTTGCAGTTCCTTATGTTTTCAAGATTCTATTTTCCCATAAGGAGATCACGTTTAATGATTTCTGCGAGACGTTCCAAGTATCTAACTCGGCACTCTTCTTGGACTTTAATGAGTCTATGGTGGATGTCAGTGAGCATGAAAAAGAACGCAAAAAGCTCATTGACAAGTTCAGAAATAAAGACACTGGTGAATTTACCGATGCAAATGCTCTGAATCGAGTAAAGGAACTGGATGATCTTATTTCTACTGGTCATAGCTTGCAGTTCGTTGGACGGATTGGTCAATTCACTCCTGTTGAACCTGGTACTGGTGGAGGCATTCTTCTTCGTCAAAATACCGATCGATTTGGCAATATTAAGTATGATTCCGCTGGTGGAGCCGATGGCTATCGCTGGCTAGAGTCTGAGTCTATTCGAGGGACTGAACTTGAGAAGCACGTTGACATGAGATTCTATACTTCTCAGGTCGATGCTGCGATCGAGGAAATCTCGAACTACGGCGATGCAGAATGGTTCATTTCTGATGATCCCTATATTCCGCAACCAAAGCCCGAAATGCACCCCTGGCAAATGGCTGGTGAACCTTATGAGGACGACCACGCCGATAAACTCTTTGCAGTACGCTAACTGCGATCAAAATAAAACTATATTTTAAAGGAGCTACTATTATGCAGAACATCGTTGAGAACATCTATTTCGAGAATGCCGACATCATCTTCAAGAACTTCTCCGGTCGTGAAACTCGCTACAACAAGCAGGGCGGTGTTCGTTCTTTCTCCGTCAAAATCGACGACCCTGATATGGCGGCCAAGCTGGTTGAGGATGGCTGGAACGTTCGTCTGCTGCGTCCTCGCAATGAGGGTGATGAGCCTTCTCACTGCCTGGATGTTGCGATCAACTTCAACTTCTGGAAGAAGCCCGAGATCTATATGATCTGCGATGGTCACAAGACTCGGATGGATGAAGAGGATCTCGATATTCTCGATGGCGCGGATATCATCACTGCTGACATTGTGGTGCGTCCTCGCATGTGGGATGACGGTGGAGAAACTCGTGTCAAGGCTTATCTGCAGGAACTCTACATTACCATTCAGAGAAGCCGGTTTGCCGCGAAGTACGCCGATATGTAAGTGATTTTTGGGTGCCTTATAGATGGTAAAAATATTTCAAATCATATTTTTGAATTGAAAGGGATTCAGGCAATCTCAATATTTTTGTAGCAACCATCTCTTAAGGTCAAATGTCATAAACGCAGCCCATTTAAATGGCCCATTAGCTCAGCTGGTTAGAGCAGTCGGCTCATAACCGATCGGTCCTGGGTTCAAATCCCCGATGGGCCACCAACGTGGTGGTAGCGTAATTGGTTAGAGCAGCACGACGGTGTAGTTGTCGGTTCGATCCCGACCCACCACATCAACGGAGGACTAGCCGCCCTTCGATACATAAATAGCGGCTTCGCGAATAAATCGCCTTCCTTTATGGAAATATGAAAGGAGAGTAGCTATGGACACTACTATCATTGTGAATGGAACAACCTTTACTGGCGAGATGATTCTCGATGCGGTAGCACGAACAACGGGGTTTCCTAAATTAGGAATGTGGCCAATTTGGCGTCCGCATCAACTTGTGACGAGTCAGGAATATGACTCTATCAAGCGAGCAATGGTGTTTGATTACCACATGAATCTTATTAAGGAAGAAGAAATCCCCACTGATCCATACTATGGCATCATGGAGAAAAACCTTGGTGGCTGGCGTTTCCTTTACTACTCTGATGGTTGCGGAAACTGGTATACGGAACATTTTAGTTTCTAAGCAAAATTGGAGGTTTTGAGTAAAATCAAGGCCTCCTCTTTTATATTTTAAAAATGAGGTGAATCAAAATGAGTATGTACGATTGGGCACGGCAGGAAGTTCAATTAGCTGGTGCAAAAATGAAAGGAAACGATAAAGACGATGTCATGTACATGACAGCATGCTATGATTCTGCATTGAAAGCTTACAAGAGTCTAATTGATGATGATCATAGCGGAATGAGTTTCTCTATTACATCTGAAATTTTAGAAAAATTACTCCATAGAATTCCCTTAACACCGATTGAAGATACCCAAATCATGTGGAATCGCACACATATAGATGGAAATGAAGCAACTTATCAACATAAACGTATGTCAAGTTTATTTAAAATTGTGAATACGAAAACTGGTGTTATTAGATTCTCTGACAATAATCGAGTTATTTGCAAGAATACAATAAGGCCCTATGCAGTTCCTTTTTGCAATAACTTTGTTACTAAGGTTATTGATGGAATGTTTCCAATTGAGTTTCCCTATACACCTAAAAAGGAGCCGTATGTAGTATATGTCACCGAATTTCTGACAGATACTAAAAATGGCTATTTCGATACCATGAACATAGTTTCTGTAAAACTTCCTACTGGAGAAGTGCGGCCAATAAATCTTTATTACAAAGAAGAAAATAGTCACTGGATACAGATTACTCAAGATGAATGGATCGGTAGAAAGAAAAAAGCTTTTGAAAGGAAGAAGTGAATAAAATGGCAAATTATATTATGATTCGTGATGGGAGCCGCAGCGATAACGGTTGCCCTGGTTATATTAAATATGTCAACCCTGATGGTCGCCTAGCTGTGCAAATCTATGCGTCTACCGATATGGACAGTCTTGGAACTCATTATTTGCTCGACCCCGATCAAGTTGTATCCATTACTCGACCTGTCTTTCAGAGAATGCTTAACGAATGCTCCAAAGCTCGCAGAGATGTGCATGACTACATGCAGAAAGATACTGAGTTCACTGCGAGACTTTATCGTCAGTTCCAGTTTATGCCGAAAAGAAATCATTTACAACGACGCTGCGACAATTGTTTATTGGACTGACGGCACAAAAACGGTTGTAAAATGCGCAGAAGATGATGAATATAGCGAATATGCTGGTTTTGTTGCGGCAGTTGCTAAGAAAATGTATGGCGGAGCGAACGCTATCAATCGGCTTATTGACTCCAAAAAAATTGTTTATGGGGATAGATTGCATCAGCCATTTCGCCCCAAAACCAAATTGGAAGAGCTTTTTGATAATGCATTAAAGGATGCGATAGGTACCTTTAAATCTCCTATGGATCCCTTAATTCGTCCAGATTTATATCCGCGATAAAATAAGATAATCTTGATTCCGCGAGAAATTCTTCTTCCTTTATGGAAGGAGATGATTCGATACGAGATGAAAATGGACGATAATTCAGCATTGGTGGTGCTGACAGGAATGACATTGTTATTCTTGATGGCGATCAATCTCATTTGGAAATGAAGAGTTAGGGCTCGGTCAAAATGATCGGGCTCTTTCTCTTTTTAGGAGGATAACTATGAATGCTCAAAACTTCTTTATTGCTTATGCAGATTGCCTGGAAATAACCAAAAAGACTTCCGATATTCGAAAAATTCTAAATGAATTATATCCGAATCTTAGCCTAATAAGGCAGCGCATTGAAGCTAACAAAGATGGCATCATTACAGAAACCGAATCAGAACTTTTGAGACAGTATATTGTTTTAAATAATGGAGGCTAAAATGGACGAATGGCAAGAGATGAAGATCCTAGATTTCTACAGACAGTCTCTCCGCTATTATATGATTTTCAGTTCGAAGCTGTTGGAAAATTACGCACTGGCGCCATCCTTAATGGCGGAACTGGAAGCGGTAAATCCCGGACTGCACTTGGGTACTACTTCCGGCTTAATGGCGGCGATTTGCGCCGTAGGGATTCGAAAATGCGGAAAAATCCTATGGACTTATATATTATCACTACGGCGGCAAAAAGAGACCGGCAGGAATGGCTCGGGGACATGGCGCCTTACCTTATCACAACAAATCCCGATATATCTATCTATTCTCATACGGTTAAAATCGATTCCTGGAATAACATCTCCAAATACGTTGACATTTCAGGAGCTTTCTTCATATTTGACGAAGACCGTGTTACCGGATATGGAGCTTGGGTTAAATCATTCCTGAAAATCACTCGACAAAATCAATGGATTATCCTTTCAGCGACGCCAGGCGACACCTGGATGGACTACATGCCCGTGTTCATAGCAAACGGATTTTATAAAAATAAAACAGACTTCTGCTACCAACATGTGATTTGGAGTCGGTTTGCAAAATTTCCCAAAATCGATAAGTATGTGAATACAAAACGTCTCGAACGACTTCGAGATTCCGTCCTTATTGACATGGATTTCAATCGACGAACTATCCAGCATCACGAGTCGGTTTATTGTGATTATAATCATCTTGAGTACAGAACCTATATTAAGGAACGCTTTAATATTTGGACGAACGAGCCCGTCAAAAACGCGGCGGAATTATGTTATGGGATGCGACGAATTGTCAATGAGGACACCGATCGGCAAGTAAAACTCATGGAGATCTTCGAAGACCATCCAAAGCTCATTATATTCTATAACTATAATTACGAACGCGAGATCCTTCTGAACTTATTCAAGAATGTAGATGGATGCGAGATAGGAGAATGGAATGGACATGCTCATAACGAAGTCCCGGACGGACCAGAATGGGTTTACTTGGTACAGTATAATGCCGGAGCCGAGGGCTGGAACTGCATCACAACCGATACCATTGTCTTTTTCTCCCAGACATATAGCTATAAGCAACTTCAGCAGGCTTGCGGACGCATCGATCGACTTAACACGCGGTTCGTGGACTTGTACTACTTCCATCTTAAATCTCGATCCGGAATTGACGCGGCTATATCACGCGCATTGAGCAACAAAAAGAAGTTCAATGAGGGCGCTTACATGCGAAAAATGCAGATACAGTTTGATAATAAGGAGAACTGAGGCTTATGAATACAAAATCGAACTTATATTATGCGGATTGCTATGATAAAATGGCAAAGAAAGATTTAGCAGTATATGGTGTATGCAATGGAAAGATTCAGAATATTGGAAATGAGCAATACATTTATCAAGACTGCATTAATTGTCCATATTGGGCATGCGCAATAGCAGTAAAGGCAGTTCAAGCAAAAAAACGCATAAAGGAGCTTGAAAATGGCTGATTATAGTAATATTAAAAGAGTTGTCACTCGGAAACCAATTGGCCTGCGAGATGCTATTGAAAGTTTTAAGATTCTTCAGGAGCTTAATCAGCAGCTTGATATCATTCGAGTTATGGCAGAACGCCAGGTTCTTCCTAAAATTGTCATTGACCATATGATGACGCAGATTGACCTAAAAATTGAAGAAGCGGTTCGACTCGCTGGCTTTGCTAATGCAGATGACATGAAGTATTGGATTGAAAATTTCAAAGATTTATAAGGAGAAATCAAAATGGAAGAGAAGGTAATTTACACAATAACAGTTCGTACCAATCAGGATGGCATTCGTGCTGCTGCGATTGTTAAGAACGTTCGCCGTGCAGATGGCACTCTTGACTCTACTCTTACCACGGCATTCGCTCAGGAAGATCTTGATTTTCTGATGGCGATTTTGGACGGTAAGAAGTCCATTAGTAATGCAATGGGTGGTGAATTGTGTGCCAATTAAGCTAGAATTGGAAGAATATTGCCAAAATTGTCGGAATTTTGAGGCAAAGACAATCAAGCGGTCTGATTCCGATCAGATTCGAGTAGAATGCGAGCATCGCCAGCAATGCAAGATCCTAGCTCAATACCTTTTTAATAAAATAAAGTATGGGGGTTGCAGTCGAAATGGGAACTATTAGAAAGTCAACTGCAAGCATTGACCGATTTTTTGCGGAAGCACACGATATCTCATTTCATAATTACATCTCTTATCGAACTGTAGAATTTCTTTGGAGAGGTGCTCGTTATCGTCTGGTTTCTACCGGCGATCTTTACGTTTTAGACTATAGTGGTCTTCCAACATTGGTCCATCCATTTGAAAGCGTTTATAAAAACGAGCATATTTCCTGTGTCTCTGTCGCAGACCAGAGAAATTATTACGTACGCAGAAGAAAACAGATTCGGTTAAAAGATCTGGTTTGGGCGGCATTCGGCGATCGGGATCTGCCAAAAGGAAGCCATGTTATCTGCAAAAATGGTAACTGGCAATCCTGCGGAATCAATAATTTGGAGGTTGATCGATATGGAGTATCCTCAAAAGGAAGTTCGCTTTGATGAATTCTGCCCTAAATGCAAGTTTTATAAGCTAGACGAGGGAGAAGATCCCTGCCATGATTGTCTACAGAACCCCTCTAACTTGCATTCCAGGGTTCCAACAGAGTTTAAGGAGGCAGACAATGCAAAAACGAGTGCAAACACAAAATCTCGCTCCGGCAGATGTTGAATGGGTAAAAGAGCGCATTGAATATCTTCGAAAGAAGTTATTGGTGCACTCGATCATCTATTATCGGCTAAATGAAAACCTTATTCCTGACGAAAAATGGGCAGAATGGGCTTTGGAACTTGAACAACTTACTCAAGAATATCCTCGTATTGCTCAAAATGCATTTCTTGCAGAGGGATTTAAAGATTTCGATCATTCCACTGGCTACAATTTGCCTTTAGAGACTCCTTGGGCTGTTCAAAAAGCAATGGAATTGGTTCTATATGATCAAAAAATACGCCAATGGAATAAAGAAAGGTAAGGTCAAAATGGATAAAACTTACAAATGTGATCGGTGCAGATGCCAAGATATCTGCAAACTTGAAACTGCATTTCGTAACACGCAAGATAAACTTGATGAGATCGTTGAAAATGGCAATGGAAACTTCTCTGTCGAGCTTGTTTGCAGACGATTCATCCCGGTTGAGCATTCTGCAATCACTAATCGCACAATTGAGGCGATTAACTTGTGTTTCGGAAATGAGGCACGTAATGCATGCGCAGACAACATGACCATGAATAAATACATTACAGAGGAGAATAAAAATGGCAGGAATTCAAGATCCTAAGCAGTGCGAGGCTTGCGTGCATGCAAAATGTTGCAAAGACCGGTACAATGTCAGGAATGCATTAGATGATATTCGTCGCGAAAATAATCTAAACAAAGATTATTTTGTTTTCCAGATTGATTGCGCGCATTATCTTAGTAATGTATTGGTCCGGAATGCAATCAAAGCTTATCAGAATCAAAATGAGCAGGAGGAAAAGTAAAATGGCAGAGTTGAAAGATAGTGGCAATCGCAGAGAGTTTGAGACGGGCGCTGTGCGAGATATGCAGGAAGGGAAAGGACGGATGGATCTTGTCCCTTGGGGGATTGCTTTGAGTATCAAAGAGGCAATGAGTGACCTCTTCTATATCAGACATTATGGCTATGAAGTCACAAATGGTAAGTACCAAGCAGTCAGTGCTTATCAGTGTATTGGTCCGATCGTGGAATATGCTGAATGGATGGATAAAGAGCTAAATGACATGGATGCTGTATGCGGAAATCGCCAGAATCCCATCAATCGGCTTCAGGAAATCGAGAATACATTCGTCAAAATGGCGGCGACCTTCATTATGTTCCAGCAGCTTGTGCCTGATCCTATGAACGGTCAAAATGGCTTTAATCATCAATCGTTTAGCTTCGATGATAAGGGGGCAGTCACTACGCTTTTGAATGATGAATGGGCTTCTGCAATGCTGGAAGTTGCCAAACATTATGAGGATGGTGCTCGAAAGTATTCCGAAAACAATTGGCGAAAAGGTATGGACCCCAAGATTTACTTCGATTCTGCTATGCGGCATTTCATGAAGTGGTGCAAGCGGATGACGGACGAGCCTCATAATCGTGCATTTATTTGGAATTGCATGTGCGGGGCCTGGGAGGCTAAGCAGGAACGCTATAAGATCGCTTGCAATGCGGTTAAGGCAGAGGGTATTAATGTGGCTGAGCAGGCGATCCCTGATTCTATGAATGTGCTTCAGAGCTCTCGTGGATGGGATCCGAAGCCTATTGACGGATGACAGCATAAGTTATACCTCTAGGGGGTCAAAATGCCTCCTAGAGGCTTTAAAACGCGAAATAGAGGGTGTTTTGATATGTATTTGATCATTTATAAAAAGGGCGATCAAATTGGTTATATCCAGAGTCTTCGAAACAATTGGGAAGATACTCTTTACGATTTCATTTATATCGTGGGAGAGCAAAAAGATGAAAAGATTCTTGATGTTTTTAAGAAAACTATAAGCAATCTTTCACTTCCAGATGCCATTCAGCTCATGTATTTTCTCAATGGTGACCGAGTAAAAATTGTGGATATATTCGCCAATGCCCGACAGGTTGATTTTGGGCAAATTTCTGATGATTCTGGAAGACCTTAAAACGCAAAATGGAGGGTGTTTTGATATGTATATGTTCATTTACAGAAAAAAAACTGCAGAAAGAAACAGAAATGACAATCTAAGTATCGCGCTTTCTCATAAAGATAACTGGAAAGATGCTTTATGCGACTATATCAAATACAAAGATGATCAAAAACTTAGCGAGTGCGATCTAGATATCTTAAAACTCTTTAAGAAAGCTCTCTCGAATTTGTCGCTCAATGAAGCAATTCAGCTCATGTATCTTGTATATGGTGACGACCAAATCCTTCTGGATATGTTTGACAATGTCCGAAGAGTTGATTTTGGACAGGCTTCTCCGGATCTTGAGGGTTCTAATGAGCCTTCGTGAGAAAATCATGGTGCATTATGGGATAAACCCACAATTTTTAAGGAGGTTTTCTTATGAAGATCAAAGAAATGAAGGAAAAAGGCATTGAATTCGTGAAGGAGAACAAGGCTGCGATTGCTGTCGGCGGAAGTGTATTCGTCTATGGCGTTGGGATGTATCTTTGGGGAAGAATTGGTGGTTGCAAAGTAGGCAAAAATCAGGCAATTCGGAGCTTCATGAGTGATATTGACTTTGGTCATTTCACGCGGGAGCTTGAATGGAAAGGTGATGGACAGTATACTTTTGACCGATTTGTCAATGAAGATCGCTTCAATGGCAAGATTAATAGCTTTAATGAGGCAGTTAAATTGCTTGGCGATCCTGAAAATACGAAGAATATTACCGGACTGATCATTTGTCGGAAGGAAAACGGTTAAAATGTAGGGAATGTAGGGATTGAGAGCTCAAAAACGGGCTCTCTTCCCTTTCAAAATACTTAAAATTAGGAAACTCATGGTCAAAATGGCCATTTTTAGAGGTGAAAACGATGAAAAAACGGACAAAAAAGACGGTTTCAAGAGTAATTTCTTGGGTTTTAGCGGCTCTTTTTCTGGTTGGAATTGGCTTTCTGGGGCTCTTTGGATTGGGAAGTATTCATGCAAAAGCATGCGGCTTTGAGCTTGATGAAGGGGTCGCTTGGGTCGATGGAAGAACGTATTACATGTCTGGTGAGCTTTTAATTGAGGGTCCTGAGGGATCAAAATGGGTCGCTTTTCGGGGCTCAAATGGTATGGTTTACGAGGTAAATGACGAAATTTTGGAGCAAATTGGGGGCTCTGAGGGGCTGGGTACGGATGGAATTTACATGCTTACGATGGACTCAAATGGCACAAAAGAGTGGTATGATGATACCATTTTAGTGGTGTGGAGGGACGTTTTATGAGCACTTTTTGCGCATAATAAGGAGGAAATTTCAATGAATTTTCTGGCCTTAATTTTGGGTGTTTGGATCGTCATTTTCGTAGGAAAAATGCTTCAAAGTATGCTTGCATTCACGTTGTGGATTTTGGGCATGTTTTTGGCAATTTTCATGCTAAATGTGGCTTTCGGATTTGCATAAATTTATGGGCCAAAAATATTTTAAAACTGGCCCAATAGGCCTAAAAAGTGGCCTAAGAGTCATTCGCGAAAATAACACGGCTCGTAAATTTCGCAAAAATTGGCCTAAAAAGTGGTCTTATGGGCCAAAAAACTGGCCCACAAAATATTTCTGGCCCACGCTCAAACCGTTGCAGCACAAGGGTTTCAGGGTTTTTTGGGCCAAAAATCTATTTTTCAATTTAATTTATCTCAGAAATTGAACAATAATAATAAAAAACTTACGAATATTTTTGGCCTTTTGGCCCAAAGTGTATTTTTGGGTGAAAAATAGGTCGAAAATGATGACAGAAAATGCAGGGTAAAAATATACGATTTTGGAGGTCAAAATGTGCTTTATTAACTGTGTTGTTGCGCTTCTATTTTTGATTAGTTGCATTGTTGCAAAGGATCCTTCTGCGATGCCTTATGTGATTACATTTTTTGTGTTGGCAATTGTAGGTGAGATTACGGATGCTGTCTCCAGATTGCTGATTTCAAAATCTAAGAATCTTGATAGAATGACTGAAAAAACAGAATATATCTATTTGAATGATGATTCAAAGGAGAAGAATAAATTATGATGTGGGTTGGAATTATTATTGCGGTTTATCTTTTTGGTCTGGCGCTTGCATCAATTACAATTGACACAAATGACCAAGTAAGTGGGCGAGCATATAGTTACTCGCTCGGGTTTGTAGCAGCAATTCTTGTGATGCTGGTTTATGCCAACATTCATGGAATTTGAGCATTTTTAAAATTCGCGAAAAAATCATGGTCTTTTATGGAGAGAAAGTATAGTTTATTTGGTAAAACATTTGGATAACTTCAAAAGATGATCAGTTCGAATCTGATTGCTTTCTCTTTCCATTTTCTTTCTTCAAAATGGTTCGCGAAAAAATCATGGTCTTTTATGGAGAGGAAAGAAGTAAAGAGCGACTTTATGATAAATCCTCTTCTTATCTTTTTGCGAGGTGAATCAAAATGGCGAGAAAGGAGAACAAGTTCCAAGCAGATCTAATCAAGGAACTTAGGCAGAGGTTCCCTGGTTGTATCATCTTGAAGAATGATGCAAACTACTTACAAGGCTTTCCGGATCTTACCATTTTTTGGAAAAAGTTCTGGGCAGTTCTTGAATGCAAACGGAGTCAAAATGAGGTGCATCAACCTAATCAAGATTTCTATGTGGAACTTACAAAGAAGATGAGCTACGGCAGTTTCATCTACCCCGAGAACAAGGAGGCAGTCCTCGATGAAATGGAACGAGCATTTAAAGTTCGAAGATAAGCATGCATTCTTAAGTCCCAGCCAGCACACGTGGCTCAGATATGACACAGATACGCTCAAGACACGTTATTACAATTCTCAAGCTAAACAACGCGGTACCGAATTGCATGAGTTTGCAGCTTCATGTATCAGGCTTAGACAGAAACTACCGAAAAGTGCTAAGACGCTGAACATGTATGTAAACGATTCAATTGGGTACTGCATGGATCCCGAAGTGCTTTTATTTTATTCTCCAAATTGTTTTGGGCATGCTGATGCGATTATGTTCAGAAAGAACTTTCTTCGCATTCACGACCTTAAAACTGGAGAAACTCCCGCTAGTATGGACCAGTTGATGATCTATGAAGCGTTGTTCTGTTTGGAGTACAAAATAAAACCAACTTCATTGGATGGCTCTGAACTTAGAATCTATCAAAATGATCAGGCAATCTGCTGCAATCCGGATCCCACTGATATTATTGGGATCTGCGAAAAGATCATTCAGTTTGACACAGAACTTTGTAAAATTCAGTTAGAGGAGGGATGAGCGCATGGGGCTTGCAGATGAAATCTATAGCTATTATGGATGCGCTGCGGATCAAAATGAACTAATGCATTATGGCATCAAGCGCCGTTCCGGTCGTTATCCTTGGGGATCTGGCGATAATCCGTATCAACGCAGTGGTGACTGGATTTCTCGAGTAAATGAACTTAAGAAGTCAGGCATGAATGAAAAAGAGATTTGTGATGCTATGATGATTGACTCTGTCAAAGAGCTTCGATTACTCGCTCGTATTGCAAATAATGAGCGTAAAATGGATCGTGTTGCCACTGTTCGGTCTATGATGGATCATGGTAAGAGTGTAAGTGAAATCGCTCGAGATATGGGCGTAAACGAAAGCTCTGTTCGTAGCTGGTTGAATGAAGATTCTCGTAAGAGAACAGAAGCTCCTACCAAAACTGCTGAGATTCTGAAAGAAGAACTCAAGAACAAGAAGATGCTTGATGTTGGTCTTCAGGTTGAATCCGAACTTGGCGTTAGTAGAGATACTCTCGACACTGCAATTAGGATGCTTGAGGCCGAAGGTTATCAACGGTTTGGTGTAGGTGTTGCACAAGCAACTAACAATAAACTCCGCACCACTGTTGAGGTTCTTGCTCAGCCTGATATCGATCAAAAATATGCATATAACCATATTGGTGAGATCGATTCTGTAGCAGACTATCATTCCACTGATGGTGGTGTTCGTTGGGATAAGCGTGAGCGTCCTGCAAGCATTGATTCCTCCCGAGTTGCCATTAAATATGGCGATGAAGGCGGCGAAGATATGGATGGTGTAATTCTGCTTCGTCCTGGCGTTGCTGATCTGAATCTCGGAAATAGTCATTATGCACAGGTCCGAATCATGGTCGATAACTCTCATTACTTGAAGGGTATGGCTATGTATTCTGATGACATTCCTGAAGGCAAAGACATTCTTTTCAATACCAACAAACAATCAGGAACTCCTATGGAGAAAGTCCTAAAACCAATCAAGGATGATCCTGATAATCCATTTGGTGCATTAATTAAAGCTGGCGGTCAGTCTCATTACATTGGCGAAGATGGAAAAGAGCATCTATCTGCTGTTAATAAACTGAAAGAAGAAGGTGACTATGAGAAACAGGCAAAGAGTCTATCTTCGCAATTTCTTTCTAAGCAGCCGCTCGAACTTATCAATCGCCAGTTGAATGAAACATACCAGAGTCATAAAGATGAGTTTGATGAGATTAATGCTCTCACCAATCCAACTATCAAGCGCAAGCTTTTAGGTGACTTTGCTGACTCTTGCGATGGCGCAGCAATCCATATGAAAGCTGCCGCTTTACCTGGGCAAACAACACAAGTCATTCTTCCGCTTCCAAAAATTAAAGAGAATGAAGTTTATGCACCAAACTATGATACTGGTGAAAAGCTGGCTCTTGTTCGATTTCCTCATGCTGGTACGTTTGAGATTCCTGTTCTTACTGTCAATAATAATAATTCTCAGGGAGAGAAATTTCTTGGTCCTTCTGTGACAGATGCAATCGGTATTAATCCTAAAACTGCTAAACAGTTGTCTGGTGCAGACTTTGATGGCGATTTTGTTGTTGCGATCCCTACTGGAAAAAATGGCATTAATATTCAGCATCGTAAGTATTTGAAGGAACTTGAAGACTTTAATCCGAATATTTACACCATTCCAGAAGGCTCATCTGTTAAGCCTATGAGCAAGAAGTATCAACAGCAACAAATGGGTGTCGTCTCAAACCTCATCACAGACATGACTTTGCGTGGCGCGCCAGAAGAAGATGTTGCTAAAGCAGTAAAGCATAGCATGGTTGTTATTGATGCTGTCAAGCATAACTATGACTATCGTCAATCTGCCAAAGATAATGACATTGCCGCATTGAAACAAAAGTGGCAAGTCTGGACAGATCTTGATGGTAATCTTCATACTGGTGGCGCATCTACCGTTATCTCTCGGCATAAGCAGACTGTTTCTGTTCCTGAACGTAAAGGTTCTGGTATCATTGACCCTGAGACTGGTAAGGTATCCTACAAGGAGTCTGGTCGGCTAATCTGGGATAAGGAAACCGGTGACTATCGTAGAGATAAGAGCGGGAATCCTGTAAAAGCTGGGTCTGATGTTAGTCTAATCTTAAACATAGACGATGTTCACAAACTATCATCTGGCCACCCCAAGGAGGAAGCATATGCCGAATACGCCAACCAGATGAAGGCTCTTGCTAACCAGGCTCGCAAAACCATGGTGAATACCCCTCGGCTCACGTATGATCCATCTGCCGCTAAGACATATGCAGAGGAGGTTAACTCCCTTAATGCAAAGTTGTCCAAAGCTCAATTAAATATTCCTAAAGAGCGTCGTGCACAGGCTATTGCGAACTCTATTATTGCTGCTAAGAAAGAAGCTTACCCTGAACTTAATGAAAAAGAAAACAAAAAAGAGCTTGATAAAGTAAAGCAACTGGCTATTAATGATGCACGTGCTCGCGTTGGTGCCTCCAGTAAGGATGTACGCATTGAGATTACTGATAAAGAATGGAAAGCTATTCAGTCTGGTGCAGTTAGTGATTCTAAGTTAAACCAGATTCTTAGATTCTCTGATGCAGACAAAGTTCGTCAATTGGCAATGCCAAAGACAACAACAATGCTTCCTACTGCGAAAGTATCTCGAATTCAGCAGATGTCTGCAAAAGGTGCGACAAATGCTCAGATTGCAGAAGCTCTTGGAATCTCAACTTCGACAGTTTCGAAGTATTTGAATGGTGGTGAAAGCTAATGAGTCGAACAATTGCTTTAACAACATTTGATAATCCATTCGATCCAATTGATCAATTCAATGATTGGTGGCGTTATGATACTGATCATGGATACAACTCCTGCCAGTACCTGGCTCGTATAGCTAAGACTACCGATCAGTTCTCTGAGAATGAGAATGCAATTGAGATTGAAAGAGCAATTGATGAGATCATTAGGCTCGATCCTTTTGGAATCTATCGAAAGTTTGTGAAAGAAGAATGAAAACAAATGCACAAACAATTTGTTGTGAGCAAAACCATTTTAAATGGGCTGCTCTCCTTCATTTTGAGATGGGGGAGGGGGTCCGCGATTTTGACCCCCCCTATGCATCGCGGCTCTCTTAGAAATTCCTCCGGGGGTTAAAATGGCAAAACATTTCTGCTCGGGCTAATGCCGCTGGTTGCACAGTTTCACCTCCTGTGCTATATATTTTCCTGCAGCGGTTCTTTCTGCCATGATCTTTCTCCTGCTGGTTGCCTCCTGTTCCATTCTTTCCTGTCTAAAACCAGCGGCATTAATCTGGGCAGAAGTGTTCCATATTTCTACAAATCTATCTGAGAGGAGGCTAAACCATTGGCAAAAGCTGCTAATAGTAAGCTAAAGTCTAAGAGCAGACCTGCGCTTTCAACAGAAGCACGTGAAAGTCAGCTCATCGCGTTGGCCGAAGATCTGGCTGAGCAGCAATTGAGAGATGGCACAGCCTCCTCCCAGTTGATTACACACTATTTGAAGCTCGGATCTACTCGTGAACGCCTTGAGAAGAAGCTTCTGGCCGAACAGGTCGAACTCGCCTCTGCCAAGAAAGAGAATATTCGTTCTCAAGCTCGGCAGGAGGAGATGTACGAGGCTGCACTCAAGGCTATGAAACGCTACAATGGTGATCTTGAAGAAGAGGAATATGAAGATGAAGACGTATACTGAGTTGTTGGAGATTCCCGACTATATCGGTCGGGTTGAGTACCTCGAAACACATTCAAACATTGGGGAAACTACCTTTGGCTGGTCCCGATATTTGAACCAGGCTCTGTACACCTCTGATGAGTGGCGAAAATTCAGACGAGATATTATTATTCGAGACGAAGGTTGCGATCTAGCTCTTCCTGGCTATGATCTGGATTTGGCGGATATTATTATCCATCATTTGAATCCAATCACACCAGAACAAGTTGAGGCTCGAGACCCAATCATATTTTCGAAGAATAATGTTGTTTGTGTTTCAGGTCGTACTCATCGTTGCATTCACTATGGCGGTATTCGAACTGCTATATTTTCTACTCTTCAACGAAAGCCTTATGACACTTGCCCTTGGAAGAAATTGTAAAGGAGGGGTTCGCTGATGAGCACATTTACTCAGGCCGAAATCAACTCGAGTATACTTCTTTCCATCAAGAAAGCAATTGTTGGACCCCCCGAGTATACTCCTTTTGACGCTGAACTAATTACACACATCAACAGTCAGATTGCGAACCTCTATCAACTCGGTCTGGACTCTGCAAAGAGTATTGTCGTGGATGGTGCTGATCAACTCTGGACAGATCTTATCCCCGCTAGTGATTCTCGTCTCCAGTTTGTTAGGACCTATGTTTATGCCAGAGTGAAGATGATCTTTGACCCGCCTACTTCGACCGCTCAAATGCAAGCATTAAAAGATGCTGCCGCTGAGGCAGAATTTCGTATCAGTACGGCTGTTGATAAACCCTATGACGATCTTGACCCCGCGAGCCCTGTCGCTACTGGTGACCACTCCATGCTCAAGAATCGTGACCTTCCCAATCAGCATCCTATCAAGGCTATTACGAATTTGGATGAAACAATCCAGCAAACGAATACCAGCCTGAATGAGAAGTTAAATAAGTCAAGTGCTATGTCTCAGGCCCAGATCGATGACATCATCAATAAGGCGCGCTGGAAGAAAGTGAAGTGATCTTATGAGTAACTTCCTTGACCAAGCAGGTCTAAGTTATCTGTGGACAAAGATCTTGGCTGCCATCGAATCTCATTCGGTAACACTTCCAGATAAGTTAGTTTCCTACAAAGCAGCAATGACAATTACTGCAACTGAGAAACTAAATGCCGATACTTTGGGTGGTTATTCTGCAGCTTATTTTGTAAAGAATACTGATGTTTCCGCAATGCAAGAAACGATTAAGACCCAAGCTAATGAGATTCTTAAAACACAGAACGCTGTTTCTGGTATGCAAAGCACGGTCGAAGAGCATACAACCAGTATCAGCCTCCTAGATTCCAATGTTGAGAGTCTGAGAACTACAGTTAGTAGCCATGGGGCATCTATAGGCAATCTTGAGGAGAATAAAGCCAATTCAGTCCACGCCACGCAGCATGCCAAGGACGGCACAGACCCGATCCAACCGGAAAGCATCGGGGCGGTTGGATATGATGCGGCCCAAAACCTCACATATGCGCAGAAGGCACAGGCGAGAGAAAATATTTTTGCTGCGCCAGCAGATAAGTTCCCATACTTTGCTGCTCCCACGGGGGCTACTAAGGAAAAAACATTTGAAGTACCAAGCGTCTGGAGGACATATCTTGTTGTCTCAACTTATTACGAGCAGCTTGGCATATGGATGGTTTTACCAAATGGTGGGGTAGTCGTTCCTATAGTTGAGAATTCTGCAGTCACGGTAACTTGTGAAAAAGGCAAAATCCACACAAAAGGCGCGAGCGTTATCACAATAATTTATCTTGGAAATTCTTAAACTGGCTTAAATTTCAACTGCACGAAAGCAAGTCGGAACTACCCTTTGTATTAACTGCCGCCACTGGAACTGTGGGGCTATATGATAAGGAGGTCTCTTAAATGGCCAAGATAACCACTTTGACAGATCAGAAGACTGGCGAAGTTATTTATCCGCAAACGCTTATCGATGCAGTTCATGATAACGATGGTAAAGGTCTCCGCGAGATGCTAGATGAGACCATACCAGCAGCTACGATTAACGCAATTGTAAATGGCACATATTCTTAAAGAAGGAGGTAGTTTATGGCTACTCCTAATTTTCTTGACCAAGCTGGTCTAAGTTATTTGTGGACAAAGATCGCTGATGCGATTTCCACTTCTGCATCCGACACTGAAAAGAAGATTCCTACTAAGGTATCTCAGCTTGAGAATGATAAGAAATATATCACTCTTGCTGAAGTTCCGGATGGTGTTGCAGCATCCAATACAGTTCCGAAAGTTGACTCTGGTTCCGGTAGTGTTGGAACAGAAAATGCTTTCGCAAGAGGTGATCACGTTCATCCGACTGACACAACCAGACTTGCAACAAATGGTGACGCTTCTAGTGTGACTGTTGCATTTACAGAACCTATTAAGCGAGAGACCATTGTCTCTGGTGAATCGTTTAATACTATTGCTGGCAAAATTCTGAAGTATATGAATGACTTTGGAACCTGCGCATTTAAGAGCATGATCTTAAAAGATGATCTCGCGCCTTCTGTAAAGTCTTCTCTTGAGAAAGCAGATTCTGCACTGCAGTCTTACACCGAGACGGATCCAACAGTTCCTGACTGGGCAAAGACTCCTACTAAGCCGACTTACACAGCCGCCGAAGTTGGAGCATTGAGCCTTGACGATGCCAATAAGAACTTTGCTAAGAAGTCTGATGTTACGACTATCTATCGTCCAAAAGGCTCTAAACCAACGTATGAAGATCTTCCAACAACAGGAAATGTGGTTGGCGATGTATGGAATGTTGAAGCTGACGATATGAACTATGCATGGACTGTTGACGGTACTTGGGATCCGCTTGGCTCCAAGATTGAGATTGGTTCGATTAGCAATGACATGATTGACCAGATTGTTGCCGGAACAAGTGCATGACGGAGGTGACTTTCTATGGCCGCCTTCCTTGATGCTGATGGACTGAATCTTTTTTATGGGTTAATCGCAGCAAAATTTGGTAGTGGATCCCAGAATGGCAGCATGGAGTTTGCATCCGCTGTCTATACTGGTGATGGCGCAACCGAGATTTCAAATGATCTCACAATTAGTAATCTCATGATTCCTTCTGGGATTATTATTGGCTCGAGCCACTACTATGATTTGGCTCTCATCACCGGCGATCCAATTAACTCAAATGGGGTAAGTTCTCTTGGCCTTATTTGGGCAAACACGGTTGTTGGCAATGCTGGCACAGGACTCAGTATTTACAGAGATCCTACTGCTGACATAGTTACCATCTCCATGCTACGAAATGCATATTTGCAGGGTTTTCTTGATGCAACTAACCAGCCCTCCTTATATATGAAATATGGGAGTTTGCCGGCTGGTTTTACGCCATATGATCCTGCATTTACAGCACTTGCTCCAGACTACGCCAAAGCAATGCTGCGCGATCAAAATACTCGATATCGAATTGGGCTGTTTAAGTTCTCCAATTCGGCAATGGCAACATGATGCTTATATTTTTGTCCCAATTCTCCTAAGAAAGGAGGACTTATATGGCTGTATATGGACCTGAAAACAATGAAGAACTTTATCACTATGGTATAAAGCGAAAAAGTGGCCGTTACCCTTGGGGCTCTGGCAAAGAACCTTATCAGAGCAACCCTGCCATGGCAAAGAAAGCAGCTACTAAAAAGAAACCAGAAACTTTCTGGGAAAAACGTCGAAAAGCTCAGGCGGCGAAACAGCGTGAAAAGGCTAAAGCTGCAAAAGCCAAGGCTAAAGTAAAGGAAGCCAAAGTGAATGAAGCGAAGCCCGCTAGCCAGAAAGCAAAGGAGATGTCTGATGAAGATCTTGTAAAAGCGATCAATCGTCTTCGTCTGGAACAGACATATTTGAGTATGGTAGCTCCTCCTGTTCAGCAGAAACAGGCTGTCTCTAAAGGGAAACAGTTTATTGATAAGTTGAAAACCAATACAAAAGATGCTGCAGATTTGGCAACGAATATCAATACACTGACAAAGGGCATTACTGGAACCTATGCAAATATTAGGGCGATTCAGAAAATGCTTGATGGGGAGACTGTCAAACTCGATGATGAAAAGAAGAAGAAAGGTTAACTATGTCTAAGTATCTATCCAATACCGCGGTGCCTCGCTATTATGGTGAGTTCCGGGAGAAGGTGCTCGCTGGAGAAATTCCTGTTAATCGGGAAATCTCTATGGAAATGAATCGCATTGACGAGCTGATTCGAAATCCAGGCGTGTATTACGATCCTGCACCTGTAGAGGGTTGGATTGCATACTGCGAAAGCGAGCTAACCTTGACTGATGGCTCCGATCTCGAAATGATGTTTTCGTTCAAGCTATGGGGTGAACAACTCTATGGTTGGTTCTATTTCGAGACGCGTAGTGTCTATGTTCCTGATCCTCAAGGAAAAGGTGGCCGCTATGTAACTCGAAAGTACAAACGAAGACTTATTCATAAGCAATACCTGATTGTAGGACGTGGTGCAGCGAAATCTCTTTATGATTCCTGTGTTCAATCTTATGGTCAGATCTGCGACACATCAACGACTCAGCAGATTGTGGTTGCGCCGACGATGCGACTTGCTGAGGAGACGACAACTCCTTTGGCGACTGCAATTGCTCGTGCGAGAGGCCCAGTTTTCAAAATGCTGACAGCAGGATCTCTTCAAAACACAACTGGTTCTAAGGCGAATCGAGTTCAGTTGGCATCTACCAAGAAGGGCATCATGAACTTCATGACAAACTCCCTGATTGAGATCCGTCCGATGCGAATTGATAAACTTCAAGGTTTGCGTTGTAAATATGCAACCATTGACGAGTGGCTTTCTGGTGATATTCGGGAGGATCCCGTTGGTGCTATCGAGCAGGGCGCATCTAAGGTGAAAGATTACCAGATCGTGGCCACTTCTTCAGAAGGTACTGTTCGAAATGGCGTCGGCGATTCGATTAAGATGGAGCTTCAGTCAATCCTGAAGGGTGAATACCAGAATCCGCATGTTTCAATCTGGTGGTATAAACTGGACAACATCGACGAGGTTGCCGACCCCGCTATGTGGATTAAGGCAAACCCCAATATTGGAATTAGTGTGAGTTATGATGCTTACCAGCAGGACGTTGAGAGAGCTGAAAAAGTCCCTTCTGCAAGAAATGATATTCTTGCCAAGAGATTTGGTCTTCCTATGGAGGGCTACACGTATTACTTCCCGTATGAGGAGACTATTTGCCATCCGAAACGGCTGTACTATGGGATGCCCTGTGCAATGGGCATCGATGCATCTCAGGGCGACGACTTCTTTGCATTCACATTTCTTTTTCCGCTTAAAGGTATGCAATTCGGCGTGAAGACACGAAACTATATTTCGTCCCGGACCGTCCTAAAGCTAAATCCTGCGATGCGACAGAAATATGAAGAATTCATGGAAGAGGGCAGTTTGATTGTCCTGGATGGAACGACACTTGATCCCATGCAAATCTATGAGGATCTTGACGAGTTTATTATCCAGAATAATTATGATGTTCGCGCTGTTGGTTATGACCCTTATAATTGTAAGGATTTCATTGCTCGCTGGGCCCAAGAGAATGGCCCATTCGGCATTGAGAAAGTCATTCAGGGCAAGAAGACCGAAACAGTTCCCCTCGGTGAACTAAAGAAGCTTTCCGAGGATCGAGCATTGCTATTTGATGAGCAGTTAATGACATATTCCATGGGTAACTGTATTACTTTGGAAGATGTAAATGGCAACCGAATGCTTTATAAGAAACGTTACGATCAGAAGATCGATGCAGTAGCCGCTATGATGGATGGCTACATCGCATGGAAGCTGAATCGCGACCTCTTTGATTGATTTTTAGGAAGGAGGAATCTTATGGCTGTTTATGGTCCTGCTGGACAAGAAGAGCTTTATCACTATGGCGTTCTTGGCATGAAATGGGGCGTGCGACATGATAAGCGTGCCGCATATGAAAAAGCTTCTGCAAAAGCAAAGAAGAATCGTCAGAAGTATGACAAAGCAGAAAAGTCTGAGCGTTCTCTCGCATATACTATTTCTCAGCGTCGCATGAGCCCCTTTAGAAGTGTACGTAACACTTCGAAACTTGAGAAGAAACTTGAGAATCGAAGTGCTAAGACAATTCGCCGTGCTCAGAAGGGTGCGAAATGGTATCAGCAGATGTCCAAGGAATTCGGGAAGGTCAACATGAAAATTACCAAAGATCAGTCTGATGAACTTGAGATGTATCTGAAGAAACTTGATGCATTCAACGATCGTCTGCTGGATGCTCGAGAGAGACGTCGCGGTTAAAATTCAAAATGAGTGCAAATCCTTAATAAGGAGGACCCCACATGGATCTATCTATTGGTTCTCGGTTTAGGAGGGCATGGAATGTCTTCAAAAATCGAGATCTTATGGCTGATATGTCCTGGCAATTGGGCTATGGGGATTCTCGAAGAGCTGACCGAGTTGTTCTCTCATCTAATAATGAGAAGACTATTGTGAATGCGATTTATAATCGTATCGCGCTTGATGTTGCGGCTCTTAAATTTCGGCATGTTCGCCTTGACGAGAATGGGCGATTTAAGGAAGAGATGGGGACGAATCTCAATGAAGTCCTGTCTGTTGAGGCAAACATTGATCAAAGTGGACGGGCATTCATTCATGATCTTGCTCTGTCCATGATTGATGAAGGCGTGGTTGCCGCAGTTCCTGTTGAAACATCCGAAGACCCAGAGGTGTCCAACTCTTATGATATTTATCAGATGCGAGTTGGCCCAATTGTGGAATGGTACCCACAACATGTGAAGGTGCATCTTTATAATGGCATGACCGGCCGGCATCAGGATGTGGCATTCCGTAAGAAGGATGTCGCAATTCTGGAAAACCCATTCTATGCAGTTATGAATGCACCGAACTCGACTCTGCAAAGACTCATTCGAAAACTCCGTATCTTGGATGTGATCGACGAGCAGGCAGGGTCCGGTAAGTTGGATCTGATCATTCAGCTTCCCTATACGATTCGTAGTGAAGCACGTCAACAGCAGGCAGAGGTTCGTCGTAAGTCTGTTGAAGACCAGCTCGCTGGGAATAAACTCGGCATTGCTTATATCGACAGTACTGAGAAGGTAATTCAACTGAACCGCTCTGTCGAGAATAATCTCCTGAAGCAGGTTGAGTATCTTACGAGTATGCTATATAGCCAGTTGGGTCTTAATCAGAGCATTCTGGATAATACTGCTGACGAGCAAACTCAGTTGAGTTACAGTAACAAGATTGTCGAACCAATTGCGTCAACTATCACAGATGAGTTTAAGCGGAAGTTCTTAACCAAGACCGCTCGTAGCCAAGGACAATCTATTATGTTCTTCACTGAGCCCTTCCGTATGACTCCCGCTGCTCAGATGGCTGATCTTGCCGATAAACTTACCCGCAATGAGATTCTTACCAGTAATGAGGTTCGCCAGATTATCGGTATGAAACCTTCTACCGATCCGAAGGCAGATGAGCTTAGAAACTCGAATCTCAATCATCCAGATGAGAATGGTAATGCTGCGGGTAATGAGCAACCTACTCAAGAAACTATTCAGAAAGGAGAAAACGCAGATGTATGATTGCGCAGGCTATGTGACTCGCTATGGTGTGAAGTGCACCGATGGCGTCACAATTAGTCGGGGTGCTTTCGCAGATCAAAATGGTTCTCGAGTTCCAGTTGTATGGATGCACATCCATGACGATGTGGAAGCAGTACTTGGCCATGCTGACCTGGAAGCAAGAGATGATGGCATGTATGGTAAGATTTCTTTTAATAATACCGAGGCTGGCGTCGCCGCGAAGGAACTTGTCAACCATGGCGATGTGGTTGCGTTCTCCATTCATGCGAATCACCTAAAACGAAACAAACTGACTAATGTTGTGTCTCATGGTATGATCCGAGAAGTCAGTCTTGTTATGGCGGGGGCGAACCCTGAAGCATATATCGAGAAATTGAACCTGGCCCATAGCGACGATGGCGATGATTTCGATGATGCAAATATCTGGACTGCTGGTGGTGTTGAACTGATCCATGCAGACGAAGAAAAGAAGGAGGATCCTGACGTGAAGGATGAAGATCTGAAGCACGAGGACACTAACCCCGAGGATGAGAAGAAGTCTGAAGGCAGCGATAAGACTGTCCAGCAGGTTCTCGATACCCTGAATGAAGAGCAGAAAACCGCCGTTGCCTATTTGATTGGCAAAGCTCTGGAAGAAAAGGGCGGTAGCGTTGAACACAACGATGATGACGATGAGGAGGATAATCCCGATATGAAGCACAATGTCTTTGACCCCGAGAATGCTGCGGCTCCCACTCTGAGCCACGATGATATGCAGAAGATCCTGAAGGACGCCAAGCGTCTGGGCTCTTTGAAGCAGGCTGTTCTGGAGCATTGCGAAGCTGGTGGCGATGATGCCGAGGCCCTGCAGGATGTTATCCAGCATGCTGACGGCGATTACGGTGTAACCAATGTTGGCTATCTGTTCCCCGATGCTCGTAAGATGACCAATGAACCCATCTTCATCCAGCGTGATCAGACCTGGGTTTCTCAGGTGATGAGCAAGGTCCATCGTACGCCCTTCTCTCGGATTAAGAGCATCTTCGCTGATATCACCGAGGATGAAGCTCGGGCCAAGGGCTACATCAAGGGTAAGCTGAAGAAGGAAGAGGTCTTCTCCCTGCTGAAGCGGACCACCACTCCCACCACCATCTATAAGAAGCAGAAGATGGACCGTGATGACCAGCTCGACATCACCGACTTCAATGTTGTTGCCTGGCTGAAGTCTGAGATGCGGATGATGCTGAATGAGGAATTGGCTCGCGCCATCCTGATCGGTGATGGTCGTCTGGCTTCCAGCGATGACAAGATCAATGAGCAGAACATTCGTCCTGTCTGGACTGATTCCGAGCTGTTCACCGTGAAGTACCCCGTGACTGCTGGCACTAGCGATGCCGAGCATGCCAAGAACTTCATCAAGGCAGTCGTGAAGTCTCGTAAGCTGTACAAGGGCTCCGGCAACCCCGATCTGTATACCACTGAGGATATGCTGACCGAGATGCTGATGCTGGAGGACACTACCGGCCGCGTGATCTATGACACCATTGAGAAGCTGCGTACCGCTCTGCGTGTCAACAGCATCGTGACAATTGAGTCTATGGTTGGCCTGACCCGCAGTGATGATACCGGCAAGACTCAGGCTCTGGACGCTCTGCTGGTCAACCTGAACGACTATAACGTCGGTGCTGACAAGGGTGGTGAGGTCAATATGTTCGATGACTTTGACATCGACTACAACCAGTACAAGTATCTGATGGAGACTCGTTGCTCTGGCGCTCTGACCCGTCCTTACGCCGCCATCGCTTTCGAGGTCCAGAAGGACTAATCTAAGAAACTGAAAGGAGAACCATACTATGGATATGATCTTCAATGATGCGAAGGACAAGAATGTGGCGAAAGTTATCATTTATGTCGCTTCCAGCAAGGCCTATGCGGATTCCACTCACAAAACCCAGTTGACCACCTCCCAGTTGAAGGATGCCTTCCTGAAGGGTGCGGTTCTGGAGATCGAGAATGGCTACGCTATTCCTCTGTTCTATACGGAGACTGGCAAGGTCGGCACTGTTAGCGGTGTGAGCGCCATGACTGCTAGCGCCAATACTCTGGTGACTGCTGCGGCTAAGGCCGACTGATCAAAAATTCAAAATGGCAAAGTTTTATGGTGCTATTGGGTTTGTCTTGCAGGAGGAGACTGCTCCAGATGTCTGGACTGAACTCCCAATTGCAAGATATTACCAGGGTGATGTCATCCGTAACGTTAAGAAGGCAACTTCTGGAGAGGGTTTGAATAATGATCTGGATGTCAATAACCAGATTAGTATTGTCGCTGATCCGTTTGCCTTTGCGCATTTCTTTGCCATGCGATACGTCGAATGGATGGGCGGGTACTGGAATGTTCAATCTGTTGAAGTCCAGTCCCCCCGTCTGATCATCTCAATTGGAGGTGTATATAATGGCGAAATCGCGGCAAATGTTATCTGATAAGCTTCATGAACTTATTGGAGACAGCGGACGCGTATATTTTCAGCCGCCCTCCACTGTGAAGTTATCTTACCCCTGCATTATCTACAAACTTGACGACATTGATTCGCAGTTTGCAGATAATAACCCCTATTCATTGACAAAGAAATATGTGGTAATGATTGTTGCTAAGGATCCTGATACGGAACTCCCGATGAAACTTGCACAGCTCCCCATGTGCACGATGAATCGAGCATATCCTTCCGATAATCTTTATCACTATGTCTTTGATCTCTACTTTTGAGGAGGAATTAACCTATGGCTAAACTCGTTTGGGATAAGTCCGGTGAACATCTGTACGAGACTGGTGTTGACCATGGTGTCCTGTATTTCCCTGATGCCTCTGGCGCTTATAAGGGTGGCGTGGCTTGGAATGGTCTGATTTCTGTGACCGAATCTCCCTCTGGTGCTGAGGCTACCGGTCAGTATGCCGATAACATTAAGTATCTGAACCTGATCTCCGCCGAGGAATTCGGCGCCACCATCGAAGCCTATACCTACCCTGAGGAGTTCGAGGCTTGCAATGGTAACAAGGAGCTGGTCGCGGAGTCTGGTGTCTTCGTGGGTCAGCAGGCTCGTGGCGTCTTTGGCTTCTGCTATCGTACTTTGATCGGTAACGATACTGATGGCCAGGATCATGGCTACAAGCTGCATCTGGTGTACGGCTGCCAGGTCACTCCTTCCGAGAAGGCTTATCAGACCGTAAATGACTCTCCCGAGGCTCTGACCTTCAGCTGGGAACTGTCTACCACCCCCGTGAATGTTACCAACATGAAGCCCACTGCTCTGCTCATTCTCGATTCCACCAAGGTCAATTCTATCAAGATGGCCAAGATCGAGGATAAGCTGTATGGCGGCGGCTCCGAGACTGGTGCCGTTCTGCCTACTCCCGATGAGATCGCTGAGATCCTGAACGCCGCCTAATCGGAAAGTAAGAAATCAAAATGAGAGGGCTGGGTCTGAGGCGGCCTGGCCCTCTTTATAAAAATTTTAAAAGGAGAAAGATTCTATGATTAAGCAGCATGTTTCCTATGAAGACTATGAGGGTAATAAGGTTGAGAAGGATCTGTGGTTCCATCTGAACCGCTCCGATCTGGCTAAACTGAGCCTGAATTATGAAAAAGGCCTGATCGAGGGCCTGACTGAGCTTCAGAAGAAAGGCGATAAGCGCGCGATCGCCGAGTTCATTGATGAACTGCTGATCAACGCATATGGCGTCCGTAAACCTGACAGCGATGTCTTCCTGAAGACAAAGGAAATTCGTGAGGACTTCAAATACTCCCTGGCGCATGATGAGATTCTGATGATGCTGCTGGGCGGTGATGACGATGATATCATCAATTTCATTGTCGGCATCATGCCCGGTCTGAATGCAGATAAGCGTGCTGAGGTTGTTGCAGAAGTCCGTGCAGCGCAGGCGGCAAAAGCTACTCCTGCTCTGGAAGAGGCTAAGACAAATGCTTAAACTGGTCATTCCGGGGAGTGAAGTCTATGATGAAGAGGCTGAACGCTTCAAGACATACCCGGAACGAACCATCATGTTGGAGCATAGTCTCGTCTCAATTTCAAAATGGGAATCCAAATGGTGTAAGCCATATTTAAATAGTACGTTAACTCCAGAAGAATCTCGGGATTATGTGCGGTGCATGACACTCACACAAAATGTTCCTGAAGATACCTACTTGAGGTTAACTCCGCAAAACATGAAAGATATTGACGCTTATATCGCAGCACCGATGACTGCGACTAAGATTACGCATCATGAGGAAAAAAAGAAAACAGTCTTTGGTAAAACGAAGGCAATTACTTCTGAAGAGATTTATGGCTGGATGGTAGCATTCCAGATCCCAGTTGAATTTCAGAAGTGGCATCTTAATCGCCTCATGATGTTAATTGAGGTCTGCAATGAACAGCAGAATCCTAAGAAGCCAAATAAGAAGCAAACTGCTAAGGATTATGCAAAACTAAATGCTGAGCGTAGAAAAGCGCTTGGAACGAAAGGATAACGCATGGCGATTTATAGATCTATTCCGATCGACCGATGCCGAATCTGCTTGGTCGATAATCGGAAGACTAAGTATACTCTTCAACAGATGTGGAAACTGTATGGTGGTCCGAACGTGACAATCATGAATGGACCGTTCTTTAACATGCAGACTCGAAATCCTCTAACCCATACCAAAATTGATGATACAGTTTTGTATCGTCCGGTATATAAAGAGTATGGCATTGGCTGGGTGAAAGATGGTGCTCCTGATTGGGGAGTTCTACCGAATACAAACTTTAACAGCTACTTCACAAATACTGTTGTCATCCCGAATGGTAAGAAGCGGTCTGCGCTGAGCTCCCATGGCGATGCTGATGGCACAAAAGCGAAGCCAAGACTTACCAGTAGACCCGCATTTGGGTTTATGGGTAAGAACTTTGTGTTTGGTGTTGAGAAGAACATTGGTTTGTGGGATTTTCAGGATCGTCTTTATAAGAAGGGTTGGACATATGCCCTGGTTGGCGATGGTGGTGCATCTACTGCATTCCGAGATTCCACCCAAATTATCAAACCAAGTCGAACTATCTCAATTTACGTGGTGATTACAGAACTCCCCGCTGTTGAGAAAGACGAAGTGAAAGGAGAGAAGCCTATGATTCCGATTTATGCTTATAGCTGGAAGAAGGATGGAGAGAAGGCGCTCTCCGCCAACTTCAAAGTCAAAGAATTCCGTTGCAAAGACAATACGGATACGATCTTCATTGCACCGGCACTGGTCGAGCTTCTTCAGAAGATTCGTGACCACTATAAGAAGCCAGTGAACATCAACTCTGCCTATCGGACGGAACCTTACAATAAAAAGATTGGCGGCGCGGACTATAGCCAGCATAAGTATGGCACCGCTGCTGACATTTATATTAGTGGGGTCACGCCTGCTGCGCTCTATACGTACGTAGATAGTCTACTCGGTAATACCGGCGGTATCGGCAAGTATAAGAAATTTGTTCATGTCGACGTGCGTGAAGTGAAGGCTCGCTGGTCTGAAACCTAAGAGAGGAGGATGCTGGGTGATAGCCGTTAGAACGCGTGGAAATTTCGATAATACCGAGAAGTATTTGAAGGGTCTGGCGTCTAAAGACTATCGCCCCATCCTTGATGCTTATGCAAGACGAGGCTTAGAAGCTCTCATTAATGCAACCCCAGTAGACACAGGAATTACCGCTGAGTCCTGGGGATACAAAATTCAAAATGATTCACACGGGGTCTCTATTGAGTGGTATAACACCAACACAATTGATGGATATGCCTTTGGCGGAAAGGGAACCCCTGTTATTATCCTCCTTCAGTA